CAGCTGTTCCTGCTGCCGCGCCCGCGGCTCCTGCGGCTCCTGCTGCCGCGCCCGTGGCGCCAGTAGTTCCTGCCAAGCCTATTCCTGTGTTTGCTGCTTGAGCGGCGGTGGCTGCGGTAGCATCTACCACTCCAGCACTTATCGAAGCTGCGTTAGCGTTTGCTGCTGCGGTTCCAGCTGCCGTACCAGTAGCTCCAGTTGCCGCTGTGCCAGCTTTTGCCGCTCTTGCCGCTGCCGCCAGTTTGTTTGCACCAACCATTCCGCCAATGCCTGCACCAGTGCCCATAGTCTGAGCCTCTGCCGCAGCCTTCTGGGCTTCGATTGCCATGCGTTGCTGCTCTTCAACAGACTCCGCCTTGGCTACTGCTGCCATGCCTCTATTGGCAATGCCTCGTAAGCCTTGCCCTACCGCAATCATTGTCATTGACCTGTACTCCTTGCCTTCTGCGAGATGCCTGACAGAGAACCTGAAAGGATTGACTGGCGACGATCTGCGTCACGCAATCTAGTATCGTTAAGACCACCCACCAGACCGCCGACAGCAGTCGTTGAGTTGGCTACATTGCCTGTGTTTCGTAGACCCATTCGAGCCATGTCTCTGTTCTGCTGCCCCTGAACATTGGTAACTGCGCTAGCCATGTTTGATCGTGTGTTGGCTATATCGCCAGCAAGGGATCGGGTTCCGGTAGCGGTGATTTGTCCCGCCATAAAGTTTTCTATCGGAGCAAAGCGCTGGTTGTAGTCTCGGGTCTGCGCCCTGATTAGGTCTGCATATAGCTGATCCCCCGGCTGATCTTCGGGCTTCATGCCGCTATACCTGTAAGGGTTGATCTGCGCGTAAGGGTTGCTGTTGTTGTAGGCGGGCATTTGATAGAAGTTGCCAACCGCGCCAGCCACTTCGGGATTCAGCATTGAAAGGTACTGATTAAAATCCATTAGCCTTTACCTCCTAAGCCGTATGCCGCAGTCATACCGGCACCTGTGCCTGCAATAGAAGCGATACTTTGTGAGTTGGCGAAATCTCTTTTCGCCGCTGCTCCAGCTCTATCCAAGCTGTTCTGCATGCGGTCAATGTTTCCTGAGACAGCCTGAGTCTGTAAGCCCTGACCCATAGCTATGACGTTGCCTAAGTTCTGATAGGCTGCGTCGGTATACCCAAGCCCAGCGTCAGAACCTGCCAAGCCCATACCTCTAGCCTGTGCGGCTCTTAATGCGCTGGATTCACCCATGGCTCTGCCTGAGTTAGGGTCTAAGCCCTGTGCAAACTGAGCCCCTCGCATATCGTTGAAGCCCTGTTCATAGATGGCAGATGTCTGGTTCTGAGCAGCAGCCATAGCATCATCGGCTGCGCCCTGCTCGAACATCGACTTGGTGTCGTTGATGTACATATTCTCGAGCGGGACAAACACGTCGCCATAACGTCGCAAAGCATTGGCTGCTTGTTCCGCCAAAGCCTGCTTGCTCTCTAATTCTTTTGGATCGCTTCCGCCACCACCACCCATAAATCACCTATAGTTCTTTGTTTAAGACTGCCCATTGAAGTTGATAGCCACTGGCTTGAGCCAATGACCATAGCCCCTTGTGAGGGGACAAAAATTCTATTTGTTTATGCCCCGTGTTTCGGGCAAGGGTTTCTAGCTCATCACAGTAGGTAGCCAGACTATGTTCAACTGGGTCATACGCTATCCAGATGAGTAGTTTTGCGGCTGATTGGAATGGAATCCTAACCGACTGAAGAATGACAAAACCCGTAGTCGTCCGTGAAGGGTCCATAAGGATGTGAGCCTCTCCGCGTACACACTCGGCGTACACATCTTCAAGCCTCCAGTCGGGAGAGGTATCTTTAGATACGTGTTCTAGTCCGACCTTGACGGTGTCCCAGACTTCTCTTATATCGACAAAATCTAACGACATTCGTTACTCCTATCATACTTGAAAATCAAGTAAATTACTAAAAAAACACACTCTCATTACGACTTAGGGTATTCGTCTTTAACCGCTTTAATTGCAGTGTAAAACTCGCCCGTCTTATCTAGCGTGCCGCTATCAATGTCGTGCCAAAGTTTGTCTAACTGTTCAGTAATTTTTCCGTAAGCAACAGACCGTAGCTCACTTGTTGGAGCTTCGTACTCCGCACCTGCCACCTGAACTACAACGCCCACCTCTCCGTCCCAGACTAAAGTTGAGTCTTGCAAAGGCGCTAGACCCTGTGCAGGAAAAAACGGCACCCATGTGTCGTCGCCAGCTTCAGCCTGTGGACCAGCAGTTAACGTGTTGGTTTCTGTGTCAAATTTACAAAACATACTTACCTCAAACTCATCATTGTTCCGTACAAGCCATAAACTCTGTCATTGGTCTTATCATTTGTACGCAAGGTATATGGAACGCCTTGATAATTAGGTGCGTAACGCATCATTCGAATCTCAACATCAACGCTGTGAGTAGTAGCACTACCTAAACCACCTGTTATATTAAACGCATGACCATGATAATCTTGCGGGGAACGGAAATAGTTAAACGCTACCTCTATAAAAGTTGGCGAGTAAGCAGAGTTCGTAGCCGTACCTACAGAAAACGTCTGCCCGCTTGCGGGGGTATATTGTACTACCGTGCGATTAGTTGAGGAGTTGTAAGTGTTATTAATTGCATAGCCCTTTGTAGTGCTGCTCTGCTGTAACTCAGCCCCATCAGGGATGGACGATCTTTTATCCCCAGAAAATTCAGCGAAATAGTTATAAATAACAACCCCGTTACCTATATGCTGACCCTGCGTGGATTTTGCCATCAGGTTGCCTAAACTCACAGTGCTGCTACCAGAGTTGACCCTCATTTTCAGCATTACCCTATAGGCATCATCGTTTTCAAAATTTCCCCAACCTGTTGCATTAACAAAAGGTCGCTTCGGGCTTGTTATCCCATTCACAGTTGAGGGGGCGGGAATAGTCCCCGACCAAATAATGTTGTTGTACCCAATATCTACATACGACTGACCTAAAGTAAACGGGACCACCTTGGAAATATCGCCAGAAATGTTTTCAGCCCAAAGGTTGCTTATCGTTACATTTGTAGCGTCGATGGTGCCCGCCTCAATCTTACTAGCCGATACAGCTTTTACGCTTAACGCCTTAGTTCCGTCCGACAAGGTAGTTTCTTCTAGCGATGTACTATCTAAAAGTAGCTTGCTCGCTTCGATAGCGTTGGCTTCGATAAGATCCGTGACATTTAAGGTGCCAGTATCAATTGTGTCAGCATCGACAGATCCAATCTGTGCAGAAGTAATAGAAGCGTGCTTGATCATTGCGTTGTTAATGTACACGCCTGCTGGCACATAAACTCCGTCAGCAGTAGTGGACCCAGAAGAGGTAACCGAGAAAGGGCTGCGACTCAGGTCATCCCAGTACGTATCGTTTGGAGGCTGCTGGTTAGAGTGCGCTACTCTTGCCTGATACAACTTGTTTTCACGGGTGACCCTGTTTCCCTCTGCATATGAACTGCTTGAAGACCACGCTGGATCAGCAGAGGTAACCGCATTAGGTAGAATTGCAAACTTATCAGCGTTTACGTAGAACTCACTTGTGTTAGTACCCGAGGCAGTAGTCGTGTTCGCTAATCCAAAGCCAGCTACGTGCCCGTTACTATCTATCTTGACGGTGTACTGTGATTCTAGGTCACCAATGTCAGTTGCTTGGGCAGTAAACTTCTGCTCCATTGTTACGTCACCAACGTTATCGATACGCAGTTCGATTGCGTCTGTTTTATCGACTAACCCTGTGCCGTCAGCATTTACAGTTGCATCCAGCGTGCTTAACGCACCAGCAAACGCCAGAGTATCAACCTCCCATTTTGCGGAGTTGTTATGCGGAGTAAAGCCGGAGTTATCTTCGAGCGCCTTGTAAACCTTGCGAGGCGATGTGGCATCTGCTCTATGCACGACTCTATCGCCAACGTCATAAGAGGTGCCAGTCGCCCAATCGTCCAAGCCTGTCGTCTCAGTAAAGATCGCGGCGTATGCAGCGTCTACTTCCTCAGTCGTAGCTGTGTCCTGATCGGATGCTGTTCTGTAGTTATTGAACTTTCCAGCAACGGTCAAGTTGCCAAGGTCACCCAACTTTTCTGTGAACTGCCCACCCACATAACTTGTAGTTGCTGCCTCGGTGTTCACAAACGTGGTTAGCGAATCAACTGCAAGCGCACTAGCCAGAGTGTCTAATGCCCACTTCGGGTTAGGCTCGCTTATATAGTTGGGCGGCAGAGATCCCGAATTGGCAATCAGAGCCTTGTATAGCTTTTTCACGCCAGTAGAGGTTGTGTGAACAACCCTGTCTCCCACAGAATAGCTAGCGCTATTGCTCCACTCGTCCACGTCTACCATGTTATCGAACAGGTTGCTCTGTAACACCGTAACGTCACTGCTTTTTGCGTATGCGGCTTCTACCTGATCAGCCGTGGTTAAAGTGTCTTGTACCCAGTACGTAGTATTCGTAGGTAGAGCATATTCGGTAGGCTCTCCAGAAACTACTATAGCAGTGCTTTGCAGCGCTCTATAAATCTTCTGGTTATAAGTGACAGTAGCACCAGCAGAGTAAGTGGTTCCATTAGCCCAGTCGGGAGCGCCGATGACGTTGTTGAAAATTGACGACTCAAGATCCGTCAAGTTAGTTGCCGATGCATAATTCTGATCTGCATAAACTTCCAGTGCCGACAACGCCGAGGCAGTGGACATCGTATCAACAACCCATTTAGACGAGTCTGTATCTGGTTCTACGTTCGTTGATGAGGCAACAGCACGATAAAGCCCCTGCTCAAAGATTACTCTATTGCCTTCTACATAGCTCGAGCCTGCATCCCAATTATCTACGCCTGTCAGGTCATTAAAAAGGGCTGCCTCTAAGGTAGTAACATCAGTTGCGGTTGCATAGGTGCTTGCAATCTGCCCAGTCAACACGTTAATTGCGGCTGCTGTTGTACCACTATCTTCTTTGTTTACGACCCCTGTAAATATACCGCTAAGTGTCCAGTCCGAATTGGTGCTGCTTGTGCCTGAATATGTTGGCTCAGAATCAGTGTTCTGTGCGGCTGCGACCCAAACCCTGTCCGAATGACGAACTTTGTCACCAACATTAAACTGATCCTCATCGTTCCAGATAGAGGCACCTGCTATCTCAGCTACGGCGTCTGCTATGTCCTGACTCTGAGTAATTGCCGCGTTAGCAATGCGAGCATTAACGGACTCGGAAACGTTGATGCCCCCAGAGATCTTATCGATTTCTGTTTGGAGATCAGTCGCTAACTGACTCTCAGTTATTTCATCTGTTAACTCATCAAGCAAGAACGCTGTATCTGTTGCGGTCTGACCAAGAGTTCCTGTAGACGAGTTAAATGGTCCCGCAACACCGTTTTGGTTTACTGCTCTTACCCAGTAATAATAGGTCTGACCACCCCCTACAGGGTCTGAAAATAGACCCGCAAGACCAGACGCCTGACCAACCAATGTCGCGTCAGCAATAACATTTGATGTATGCCGATGCACCTCCACATAACTTCGCCCGACGTAGTCTGACAACTCCCACGACAAATTAATAGTTTGGAATGCGCCATTCGCCTCTAGGTTTGTTGGGGCGGGAGGGACGCCGTAAGTCTCGCCAGTCACTATCGGCGCTAGCCCTGTGGATGATCCAGAGAAGGATCGAGATCCAGCGGTCAGCTTTACTATTCCGCTGTCCAGCAAGTCTCTCGCGGTAAGAGCACGGTCAAGAGGGTCGCCGCTAAAGCCGCACAACACATCAAGATTACTCTTGACGGTCTCGCCGAATCGCTTGTCCTGACCTGACCACTTCTGTGGTACTGGCATGTTTCCTTTTCTAGCCACCAATTTCCTCCGAGCTTTCATAGACACACACTTCATTAATAGGCACAGAGCCGCTTAGCTCTATCTCGAACTCGTTAGCCTTGTAGCCACTAGGCAATCTGAAGGTGTTACTGCTAGTAACGGTTTGGGTATGCTTTAAGTCACCGTCAGCGTATAGCTTCATGGTAGGGTTAGGGCTATACCCGTCACACTCTACCTTTGCTACTGCTGGGTTGATTGGTCTGGGGGAGTAGAATTTCTTTCCCCGCCAAACAAAATTTGATGCGCTGCTGCCTTCGGCAAACCTAACTAAGCTACCACTCACTACCAAGTACAGCTGGTCTGTCTCTAAATCGTTAAAGCCTGCTGTGGCGTGAAAGTCCAATTTAACGAATGAGTTCTTTCCGCCTCTAGGATCAAATATAAAGCCTTTACTCTCAGATCCGTTATTGTAGAAAGCGACATAATGTCCCTCCCATAGGAAGGCAACTATCGAAGACGGGGAGTATTCTTGCCACTGGTCTCGAGTGAAGGTCTGGTCTGTGATTAAATTTAAGCCGCTTTCTGTTGCCATTACCAAGCCGTCTGGCGAGGCATACATTACGAAATCACCCATATCCACAACAGAACGCTTAGACACGCAAGATAGAGAACTGTCTACTTCCATCATGCTCATTGATGCTGGATCTAGACCTTGAATGATTGCTGGCTTCTCTTTGGTCAAAACCAAAAGACCCGTGTTCAATGGTGCCAGCGCTACAATGTCAGACTTAACCGTGAGCTTATACTCATCAGGAAATGCGTGCGGCTGGAACGCCTCACTAAAGCATACTGTCTGACCGGCGAACCCCGCAAGGATACCGTTAGGCATACTTACTAAACCAAGCATTGGTCCTTCAGGGTGGTCCGCGCTAACGTCATCAGCAGGGGCGTCAAAAGTAGATGTTGGAATCTCTTCGCCTAGACTCGCTTCTGTGACTGAGTCCTCAAATGTATCTGTTGAAATAGCAACATCTGCGACAAACCTATAAATTCCACCTGCATCGGTTCGGTAAACACGCTTCTTTAAAAGGTTGTAGCTACCGGACGGGTTTGGTGGGAAGTCTAAGGTTACAGTTTGATCTGTATATACATCGACAACCTGTGCAGCTTCTGCGTCACAGTTAACACCTTCCTCGCCATAATAACTAACATACGTAAATATGTACGACCTTGACTGCGGCACTTCTGTCTCAACATTAGCTGAGTTAGTCGGCGACAGTGTTACGGATGTGAGGTCTTCAGGCTTTGGTATTCCCAGCCTGTAGTATGTGTTGTTGCCTACTATTTGTGCTGTAGTCATCTGGGGAAAAGTAGAGCCAGTAAGATAAAGCCTTTCATGAGGATCTTCGGCTATAGGCGACCTGACAATGTCCAGTTCTGAGTTGCTAGCGATCCACACAGAATCACTGTATTTAAATATGCTCTTGGTGCTGGCAGATATAGTCCCTGATGCAAACGACACAGAGCTAGACGCGTTGTTTTTCCAAGGCTCTAAACGCCCAGAATCTAAGCGACAATTGGTTGCTATCTGAGCCATGTCATCTGGAAGTAAGCGGGCGTAAACCTTTGGTGCCTGACCGCTAAATGTTTGTAGCTTAAACCCTGTCATTGCTTTTTACCTTTTAAGTTCATGACGCCTTCGAAAGCGCCGCCGCCAAAGTAGAATCCAACAATGGTCAGCATTATCCAGTCGATCTTGAAGGCTGATACAAGCTCCTGAACAGGACCGATATCCTTGTCCATGAAGAACAGCGACAAAACCATCAGGTAAGAACCGACAAACGTGAACGCAAATATCAAAGCCAAGTATCTTTGCGCCACCTTGAAAGGTGCGTAACTGCTTAGCAGCTGAGTCTTGGCTTTTGTCTTAGCCTCTATAGCCTCAGTATCAGATGTATGCATATCATCAATAAGGTCTAAGCCTTTGCTTAGAACGTCTGTACTACCTAGTATTTTAGATAAAATTCCCATAATAAAATCTCTTACCCCATATATCGGGCGTACCCTTTTACGGCGCCATACTCAAGGGTTGCTTTGTTAAAAACAAAACCGTAACACCACTTGTACATCCTTGAATCGGCGTCTACGTCATCTGGAATTGGGTATGCCAAGCCTTTTCTGGTGCAAAACTCTTTGACAGCTTGTGGTGTTGCGGAAATAAAAGCGTCTACCCAGTCAGACATAGTCTCGTCTTGCCTGTGGGTGGTAGCGAAGAACCAAGCAGGAACAGGTAGCTCAGGCACCTCGAAGTTGACGCGGTTTATGACGCACTTCAGCATCACATCTGTTTGCGTAAGATCAAACTTTAGTCCGTACCAGCTCTTTAAGTTGTTACGCGGGTAGAAGCAGCCAAACTTTTTTTGCAGCTCCGGAGGTGCGAAGCTAGCAAATTTATAAAAACTGAGGCTACTGTTCTGGTATGGCTCTCTATACCCGCCATAGCTTCCTAGTAGGTTATATCTGTTACTAAACCAGTTTTCGTAGTCTGTGTACGCCGCTTGCAACTCAATTAAAAGACTCTGTCCTTCAGTAGAAGTCACCGGATAATCTTGCCGAACCATAACGTTATCAACATAAACATCATCGCGCTTAAAGGTCTCTCCCCGCGCAATAGATTTATTCAGCCCCAGAATGTCAAGTTCATGGGTTGCCTTAACGTTACGCGGTCCGACTTTGATCATGTTACTGCTCCTGAATCTCTGAAATGTCTTTGTCTTCAAGACCTACACTATTAAACTTACGCAGCAGATGGTCCTCATGATGCTTCAGCAGCTTACCTAAGAATTCGTTGCCGCCGTGATGGTCTAAAGCCCACTGCAAGATCTGTTGCTGGGTTAGGTCACTGTAGTTAGTGAAGCCCGCGCCCAACTCGTCCGTGTCTAATACCGTTTCCACGGTTCCCACGCTCCAGACGTCATCGGGGTAGGTAGTATCAAAAAAATTAATCTCCCACCGTACTTCTTTACAAATATCGGTATGACCGTCCTGCTCTGGAATAGTTTTCAGGTCTATTAAAGTCGCTTGATAATCAATGTTCATTTGGTATGTCCTGTAAGGGTATATATTTTGCCAATCCAGTCCTGAGTTTTGCTGCCCGCTTGGCGGTTCTGGCTGATAGTTTTTCTACTTCTGGCAGCCCTTTAGAAAACGGCAATGCTTTTTCCATAGCGTAAGCAAACATCTCATTACCGTTAGCCTTGCCACTTTCAAAAACATCGACGTAGTTGAATACCGACGCTTGTTCCGCCAGCATTCCGTAATTCATTGCTTCTCTTGCACTAATCGCCGTTCTTACGATGGCATCACTTTTGTGATTCATGTGGCGCGGCATCCTTAGCCTTTTTACTTTCCCTAAAACCCCTTCATCCGTTTCCGGTATTCGGACCCAGCGCTTTGGGTTTATGACAAAAACTGACAGGTCCATATGTTTTTTATTTGTATCATTCCCAACAAGCCGATATATGTGCCTGTTCTGTGGGCTGTCAGTAAACACTCCAGACCTACTGACACAGATGTCATAGCTCTCAAGAAGCGCTCGCTTTGGCAAATCACCATCCTGTATGTCGAGCATAACTCCACTCTTAACGACTAAGCACAACTCGCTAGCATTACGTAGCGCAGTCGATATAAAGCCCTTGTCGTAAGGTACTACTTCATAATCCCAGTCAGGCATGTTTGCCTCGATAGACCTAACCGTTAGCGCTTCGAGCTTGTTGCACTGTACTACCAAAATTTTTAGGCGCGACATGTTCATACCTTTTGTACTTCTTGAAAAATTGCATGACTCGGTCATACGGGTTACCAATGGTCGTGGGTATTAACCCTGAGCTGGGGTCGCTCAAAATAGCCTTAAACCTTTCTGGTCGAAGTTGTCCTTTAACCTCTAACGCCCTGTAGATAGCAGTGTACGTACACCACTGATCTTTTTTCCCAAACGAGTACACTGTCTTACCTTTCGCTAGCGCTGCCAAACCCATCTCAGAGTTATCACAGAATCCCACAATCGCTGCCTGCTCCAGAAGCTGATGACCGCTAACTTTCTTTTCTATAACGGCATCGCCATATTTATGCAGCAAATGCTGGAAAGCTGGTGGAGCCGTTAGAGGATGGCATTTTAGTTTGGCTCCTTGACGCACAGCGTTGTCTATTTTTTTCCAGTCCGTAACTTTGTTTAAGATGTTAGTTCCTGCTAAAAAAACCACAAAATCATGCCGATCCCTAGAAGAGCGCAAACGATATTTATCTGTCGTTGAACTCTTTATCGCGTCAAACGCAGCCTCACCCTCATCCGTAATCTCGCTAGTAGCCGCCTTTGCCATTGCCTCTGATGCAAACTTTTCGCTAGCTACTCGCATATAAAGAAATTGCGTTAACAGGTCTGTATATACATAGCCGTGAATCTTGTCCTCATCAAAACTGTACCAAAGGTCGTACTCAACTTTTGTACCCTTATCCCATGTTTTTGGAATAAAGTTTTTCAGATCAATCAAGCCATGCTGGTCAGACGTCCGTAACACATTCCCGCTTTTAAAGAAGTGGGCTACTGGGTTCCCTAGCTCGTCGTTATCCGCTAACTTCTTCAAGTGCTCTCCTAAGTCTTTCCACCTCATCCTCGAGGTTTGCGATTCGATCTTCTGTTTCGCTGAAATGCTCCATAATCACCTCAAGAGCATTCTCTAGCTTTCCGTTAATATCAGAAAAATTCATTAGTCTTCCGTCCATTGTGAGCCATCCCAATAACGACCGTTATGGGCGCTGCCGCTAGTTACTTCGGTTTGGTTTCCGGTCGCTGTAAGCCGCTCGTAAACAACTGTTGATGTATTTCTGTTCGTGGTTGTTGCTCTGCTAGTTCCCGTTAGGTGGTTAGTAGAACGATTAGTCGTTGTGTCAAACGAAGTCGTGAACGCCGTAGTCGTCGCCTTGCTAGTGCTTGTATCAAACGCAGTCACGTAGCTGGTAGTCGTCGCGTTACTGGTGTCGGTGTTAAACGCAGTGCTAGTAGATTTACTTGTTCCGTGTGACGTACCAGTCGCATAAGCCGTAGTAGTAGACTTACTTGTTCCTCGCGATGTACCAGTGGCATACGTAGTAGTCGTAGACTTACTTGTGCCGTGCGATGTGCCAGTGGCGTATGTAGTCGTAGTAGATCTACTTGTGCCGCGAGATGTTCCAGTAGCAGTCAGATACGAAGTAGTCGTTGCCTTACTTGTGCCTCGACTCGTGTTTGTATTAAACGAGGTGGTGTAGGCAGTAACAGTCGCTTTACTAGTATTTGTATTAAACGAGGTTGTATAAGCAGTAACAGTCGCTTTACTAGTATTTGTATTAAACGCTGTAGTCGTAGACTTGCTCGTGCCATGAGACGTACCAAACGTAGTTGTATACGAGGTAGTGGTGCCCCTGCTTGTACCGTGCGAAGTAGCAAACGTTGTTGTGAACGAGGTGGTCGTAGAATGACCAGTGCCTTTGCTCGTGTTTGTATTGAAGTAAGTAACGAAACTAGTTGTAGTTGCGTGAGACGTCCCGAACGTAGTCGTTGTATTAAACGAAGTTGTCGTAGCGCGCGAAGTCCCACGCGATGTGTTGTAGCTAGTTGTATAGCTTGTGGTAGTTGCTCTGCTAGTGCCGCGAGACGTGTTGTAGCTAGTTGTATAGCTTGTGGTAGTTGCTCTGCTAGTGCCTCGACTCGTAGCTGTATTAAACGAGGTGGTGTAGCTAGTAGTCGTTGCATGTGAAGTACCGCGACTAGTAGACCACGTACTTGAAGAGCTAACAATTCTGTAAATTCGGTACTGGTTAATTATCCCGATATACGAGTTGCCTGTCTGACCGTAGTAATCTCCTCTGTAGTAAGTAGTATTACCAGATGTGATGCTCGTAGTGCCGTTATAGGTGCTGTTGTTGCTAACTGTCACCCCACCCCAACGCCATACCGCACCCGTAGCCGAAAACTCTTCTATGCGGTTATTGGAGTCGAAGTACCCCCCAGACGATGGTGTCCGCGTTTGAGATGTTCCCGATGTGTTGAAGGTCGTCGTGTAGCTAGTAGTAGTTGCATGTGAAGTACCGCGACTAGTAACTGTATTAAACGAGGTGGTGTAGCTCGTAGTCGTTGCATGTGAAGTTCCGTGACTAGTCCCATAAGTAGTCGTGTAGCTAGTAGTTGTCGATTTACTAGTGCCGTGACTAGTCCCAAAAGTAGTCGTGAAACTAGTTGTAGTCGCTCTGGACGTACCAGTTGCCCGACTAGTGTTGTAACTCGTAGTCGTAGCTCGGCTCGTACCACGCGAGGTGCCAGTAGCAAATGTCGTAGTGTAATTAGTAGTAGTTGCGCGTGAAGTTCCACGACTCGTATTGTACGAAGTTGTGAAGCTCGTAGTCGTTGCATGTGAAGTTCCACGACTCGTATTGTAAGACGTGGTGTACGCAGTCGTAGTAGCTCTAGACGTGCCCGTTGCAAACGTTGTTGTCGTGGAGTGACTAGTCCCTCTAGAGGTACCAGTAGCAAAAGTCGTGGTAGTTGAGTGGCTAGTGCCACGAGATGTACCAGTTGCAAACGTTGTCGTGTAGCTCGTAGTAGTCGAGTGCGACGTACCTTTTGTCGTGTTGTAAGCAGTGACAAAGCTGGTCGTCGTAGCGTGGCTGGTATTCGTATTGTAAGCAGTGACGTAGCTAGTCGTCGTAGCATGGGCTGTGTTCGTATTGAACGCCGTGGTGTAAGCCGTTGTAGTAGCGTGGCTAGTAGTAGTGTCGTACGCAGTGACATAACTAGTAGTGGTTGCTCTAGAAGTACCAGTCGCAAAAGTCGTAGTGGTAGAGTGGCTCGTACCACGGGATGTGCCAGTCGCAAATACTGTTGTCGTTGCGCGGCTAGTACCTCGGGAAGTACCTGTTGCAAACGAAGTGGTATATGTAGTCGTTGTGTTAAAAGCGGTTGTAGTAGAGAACGCTGTTGTCGTGCCACGGCTTGTACCGTAGACAGCATTCCAAACTGTGCCAAGCGTGCCGTTATTGTTAGCCACTACATAGTTAACGCCATAAAGGGTACCTAAGTCTCCCTTTACAAAAATCTGGGTAGGCTCTTTTAGAGTGCCACTGTCGTTAACTTTTATAGACATGGCTTCCCCTTAACCCACTACATACCAAACGTGCCCATTTGCATATCCACTAGCACTTGTAGGAGCTGTAGTGACAACCGATTGTGTGCCTGCATTATTCAGTTTAGTGTGGTCCGCATCAGTGAACACGTTGGAATCACTGGCGCTTTCTACTAAGGCTCTGATCTCTGCTGCTGTTTGATCCTGTGTCGCACCAGACTCAATACCATTGAGTTTAGTGTGATCCGCGTTTGTAAAATTGTTTTGCGATAACTGACCGTCCTGAACTGAGTACGTAGTATCCGTGAACACGGCACCGGAAGGGACGTCGGTTAAAACTTGAGAGTCATCAACCTTTCCGTCCAGCGCAGTTTGCAGTCCTGTAATAAAACTAATTGAGTGCGCGGATGGGTGAGAGTAGTTGTTCGCGTTTTCCGCAATGCCGTCCAGCTTTGTACCATCTACGGATACGTCACGACCATCGAACTCCTGCCCTGAAGCAAAGGTAATTGCTCCGGTCATGGTGCCACCCGCTTTCGGCAGCTTGGTGCCAATGCTGGTGCTTACTGTGGTAGCAAAGTTCGGGTCATCACCCAATGCAGCGGCTAGCTCGTTAAGGGTATCCATCGTAGCTGGAGATGAATCAACTAGGTTGCTGATCTGCGTTCCGACATATGTCTCGGTAGCGTAGCCAGACAAAGATTGATGACTAGTTAAATACCCTTCAGTCGAGTGATCACCCCAGCCATAGGCTGTATTCCAGTTAGCAGAGTTATCAGTGAACGGCAGGGAATAGTTGTTCGCGCTTTCGGCTATACCATCGAGTTTAGTCTTTAGCGTGGCTGTGAAGTTTTTCTGAGTTAAGCCACCGTCACCTACTGAATAGGTGGTATTAGTGTCAGTAGAACTAATGGTTCCGTCAACAGCTATAGCCACGTTAGTACCAGCGGTCAATGCAGCAACTACATTAGCAGTGTCAGTAACATCAGCGCTAGCCTCTACACCATCCAGTTTAGTCTTCAGTGCAGCAGTGAAGTTCTTTTCGGTAAGACCACCATCACCTACAGAATAGGTGGTGTTGTTGTCAGTAAAAACTGCATTCTCTGGGACGTTCGTTAGAACTTGAGAATCGTCTACCTTACCGTCCAGTGCTGACTGCAAGCCAGTTATAAAGCTAATTGGATGAGCCGTTGGATGACTGTACGATGTGCTAGCGACAGTAAAGTTAGGGTACGTTCCTGTAACACTGGTAGAACCAGATCCAGTTATAGATACAGTTTGATCTGGCGCAGTGTTTGTAAACTCGTTGTCTGAAACGCTGAGTCCAGAGCCAGCAGTGTAAGTCTGACCAGCATTTCTCAAATCTAGCAAAGCGCCAGCATTAACCCTAAGCGCTATATCAGCTCCAGACGAATGACTTACGGCTGTCGTGTCATCTTGACCACGGAGAACTGTAAACGTGGTGCCAGATATCGCAGTAACCTTGACGATCTCAGAACTAGAACCTACTCCTATAGTCGCATAGAAGTAATCCCCGCTCTCCAAGGTAGGGAACGAGGCTGCGCTGTTAACACTTATAGACGTTGCCGTATCGGAAACGCCACTAGCCAGCAATGAGCTAGCTAGGTTCGAGAACTGAATCGCCATTTATGGCTCCTAGCTAGCTGAGACTACCCATGTGATGGAAAGACTATCGGTTGGGGCTTTGTTAATGACACTGAATACAGTTCTGCAAAGCATTGTCCCGTTAGAGCTAGCATTTAGGATAGCCGCCTCAACTACACCAGCAGAAGAGGATGGAGTGTTAGCTGGGAAAGTCGCAACGTAAGTAACGTCATTCGAGCTAGCGGTGGTGCTAGTGAGCGCTACTCGGGCTACTTCTGAACCAAGAGTAGTGTCGCCAGCTGCCGCAGCAGTGTTCGACGTACCGATTGCCATATGGCTCATTACGCTAGCTGAAGTTCCAGCCATGCGAGATGCAACAAACACCTTGCCAGTAGTAACTACTAGGTTGGGGATTGATTGTGTTTCTTTGATGGCGCCGTCTTCTGCTATTAAATTAACAGTAAGATGCCCCTTTAGTTTTAGATCATCAACGATCATGGTATGTCTCCAGATTAATCAGCATTAAGTATTGCATTACCGATCATTGCTTGATTAAAGAGGGCGCTTGCTACTACGTGCTCAATATCAAGAGAATCGACAATAAGTGTACTGTCAGATTTTCCGATCCGTGGGGACAGTGTCGCTGCGTCATTTAGCGCGGTTGTATCTGTAGCTGACTTCGACGCATGGTAAGTCAGCAAATCTTGTACCATTATAGAGTCTGTGAGAGGTTTTGACAAAGCAAATAATGATTGATCGGTCAAGCTAAACAGTTGATTTTGAATAGATTTGCCGACATTTGACTCTAACGTATCCGTGATAGGTGCGCTGTCGGCTTTTACCTTACCTAAAGACAGTGCAGCCGCGTCACTCAGAGCGGTCTGGTCCGTAGATAATCTCGACGAATGCAAGCCCAGTGCCTCTGATAATCCTATGGAATCTGTTGCAGGCTTAGAGAAAGACAGTGATGCCTGATCAGTGAGGCTAAGAGATTCATTGTCAATAACTTTCCCAAAGCTAGCCTCTAGAGATTCGGTAAAGCCGAATACATTTGATTTAACACCCTCAACATCTTTGTTTATCTGTGCGAAATCATCCAAGGTGAAGAAGTCTTGCAAAGACTTAGACACGGCAAAAGAGTCTATCTGATCCGAAACTGTAAACTCATCATCGAACTCGCCGGTTACGGTAACGGCATTTTCATCTATCAAAAAGACCCAGTTGTTTGGCTGTCTAGTTACCGTAAGCTGATCAGTTGTGATCACCTCCGATAGTTTATTGAGATTGATGTCAAGCGTGCTCGATTCAGAGAGGGTGGTGATGTCAGTCACCGCCTTGTTTGCATGAAGTGAGCTAGAGTCTGAAAGAGAAGTTGTATCTGTAAGCTGCTTGCCCACTGTAAACACGGCTTGTGATGAGAAGCCTAAGCTATCGCTAAGTCCTTTATCTAAAACAAATACAGCCGAATCGATTACAGCATAAGAATCTTTATACAATTGGATCGTTGATTCAGGATTGACATGCACATCGAACATGTACAGATTGCGCCAATTTACAAGCGTAGAAGATGCGTCCATGTTCCGATAAGACACATCTATCTTTAGGGACTTGTGGCGGATCAGCGCATATATAGCCATCAGTCGTTAACCGAACTGGCTGCGGACTTTAAACTTTATAAGGTCAACCACGGTCTGAGAGCGGTTATTGGAGTCTGTAACTTCAATCTCTCCTTCGAAAACGCCACTGGATGCCAAGGTGTCTGAATCAAATAAGAAGGTAACCTTACCCTCAGTAGCTGAGGTTATCGTACCAATAAGCGTATCTGTAAGATCGGTCTGCCCTATTTGCCGTATGCGTAAGCGTACCGTCCCATCAGTGAGGTTTAATGACGCAAAGGTTTCAGGGTCTCCCTCATCTAGTATCTGTCCAGCTGCCGCTGTATTACTATCCTTTAGTGTAATCTCGACTTCGGGGAGTTGATCTCCCTGAACAAGATCGATAGTCGTAAGGTATGCCATTAGATAAATGCCCTCGGTTTACAAGTCAACGAGCCACCACTAAAGCCGTACTTAACCTGTCTTATAACTTTACCCACACCTCTTTCAAAGAGCTGCTTATTAACGCCTGCCGCATTAGGGTTGGACCAAGGCTGCCCTGACATCATCTGCAAGCGGTACAGTGCGCCGTGAGCAATGGTCTCACGATGCTCTTTGCCTACGCTGTCTGGAATGCTTGAGCTAGATGACGTTGGCTTAACCGAATACAAAACCCTGAACGAATCGTTAGCTGCCGGAATGGGGGCTAGATAGAAGTCGGCGTTGTCTCTCTGAGCGTAATAAGCGGGAGTTCCCCGAGTATTTTCATCGCCAAGCCGCAAAAGCAGCTGGCTGTAGCTGATAGGGGTCAACGCCTTCTTGTCGTTAAATATATCAAGTATGTGATTTAACTCTGTACCAGATGGCAGTGATACTGCGTACTCGTTTACACCGGCAATGACGGTGATGAACTCAGGCTCAGGAATATAGATATCTGTCCTTGAACAAAAATCAATTGCCGAGTCACGCACTGAGCGCTCTATAAGAAAGTCTGGAGCACCTTGCGCCTCGGGGCGCACGTACAGAGAAAAATCAGAATACTTCATTAGGCAACACCAACCATGCCGGAAGAGGCAGGTACTGGGGTTGTAGCTCCATCAGCCTGAGTCTTCACACCAAGCGCATTGGCAAAGCTCTGATAGTGCATCATTGCTCGCTGTGCGTTGCCTGCAAACTCAGAGTCTTTCTGATATGAGCGATACAGTACGTAATCCAGAATGCAGTTAGCGTAAACATCGTCTAGGCTGATTGTAGTTGTATCTGTATCGAAATTAGAAATCGTAATTTCTGACGGAGATGAACTGTAAACAATCTCTAGAGAATGAGCGCCACTTGCACCCTTGGGGTATACATAAAAATTCTTGGGGTCGGCTGGATCGTAAACAAAGTGTTCAATCTTGTTGGTGCCAGCTGTGGTCTCGTGCCAGTTAGGTAGCGTCTCATCTAAGATGCGCTTCTGTACTTGGGTAACGGCTCGACCGCCCACGTTTCGTACTACTTCAATCAATCGTAACGCCGCACTTGGAAGTGTCTGCTTACTACCGTCAACGCAGTCGTAGGTGGTGTTTACCATCTTTGCGTCGGGTCGGTGTAGCACTACTTCTTTCTGTGCGTCATTAAAGAACTTTAAAAGTTCACTATTTGGAAACCGGACGTTCGTATTATCCTGAAGAATAATTGCAGCCCGATCTAAAATATCTACTACCTTAGTTGTCGCCATTGTCAGTCTCCCACTCAATTATTTGTAAATCGGGGTTGTTTTTGAATATCGGGTTGTACTCGAACTCATTTCCGGTAATCACATTCTTAACCCGTTTTGGGACGAGTTCTTTCTGGGCTGGCTGTGGGTTTGCTTTATTCTTAGCTAGTTGCTGCACCTGCTCTTCGAGCTGCGCGAGCGTTAACCGTCTATCCAGCTTTACACCAAAGTCTTCTTTGGCTTGAAGGAATACTTCGTCTTTCTTCGTGTTAGCTTTTTTCATAAGTGTCTCGCCAAAAAGGGGGAGGAAAACCTCCCCCGATCATTGGTCTATCTTAGTTCCACTTACCAACTACAAGCGCGTCTGGAGTAACGACCTTAGAGCCGTAAACTTTCAGACCACGTACTTGATCACCGAAAGTGCTTTCCATGCGAACAGTTTCAGTGTTAGTGAACTGTGACGCGAAGGACAACGCTTTAGGGTGACCGGCAAGAACGTGGGTGTAACCCGCGTCGGCGCCAGTAGATGGCTTGTAAATCATGTTGCTTTGGAAAACCTTGAAGCGGTCAACCATTCCAACCAAACCGTTGCGGAGAGGTGAAGTGGCATCGCCAGTCAGGTAAGCCTGACGCAGCTCTGACTGCTTAAGCATAGAGATGTACTCAGGAGAAAGAACGATAAAACGACCTTCTTCTGGGATGTTCAACTCGTCTAACTGCTTAGACATGGTCAAGATGTTTTCTAGGATGTTAGAAGTAGTTACGTCAGCTTGTGAACCGATAGTAGTAGCACCAGTTACAGCGCCAGCAAGAACTTCAGTCTCAACAGCAATACGCATACCTTCAGAAGCATCGCTAGAAGCGCCTTCCAACATGTTGATATCAGCCTGAGCTGCCAACACATCGTCTACTTTAAAGCTGTAGTACTTAGCTTTATCGATAAGCATTTCTACTTTAGCAGTAGTCAGCTCTTGAGTAGTGATAGTGCCAGCGTAGTCGTTGATAGTTACAGCCGGAACTGTACGGATAACAACTTTGTCGCCCTGACCAGAGATTTCACCTTCATAGTCGGTGTTAGAGATTTCGGGTAAAATTGATTTGCTGTAGAACTTAGCCTGAAGGAGTTTGGAAAACACCTCTGGGATAAAGTTTACTTCAGATGTAGCACCCGTTGAAAATTGTGAAAAAGACATTTTATTACCTCACAAGAGATTAGCGGCGTATCGACCCACTCTCCATCGCTTTGAGTATTTCTGTTTGATGCTTTTCAAACACTTTGTTTGGCATCCTCATAATCTCATCGACGGTCCAGTGTTTCTTTTCGCCTTTAATTTGTGACTTTCGAGCCTTGGGCATCTTCGGTTCTGCAACCGTCTTAGCCCGCTCAAGAGCCTGCTCTTGCAGCGTGGGAGCTGGTTGCCCCATATCAGCCTTAAACCTACTAAGGACGGAGTTCACATCATTTGACGAACCTTCTTGTATCCAAGTCTTCGTCTGAGAATCTGCTTCCTCTAACCAGTTCAACCAGTCTGCCGTATCAATAAGTTGATCGACATCAGGGTGTACCGCTCGGATTCGCTCAAAGTGCTCGGCTTGCGCCTGCTCCTGAATCTCTTGATACTTACTCTGTTCTTGCTCGGCTAAAGCATCCTTGGCTCTACCAACTTCATCCTGTGTTCTCTTCAACTCATCCAGCAATGGTCCAGCAAGATCGGGATAGTCCTCTCTTATCTGTGCCAGCTTGCTTTCATCTTTTGAAGATTCCACAAGTTGACTCTTCAACTCAGTAACGCTTTTGATCAGGTCGGCATTTTGCCGCTTCAAGTCAGCCGCTTCTTGAGTTGCTTTCGTCATTCTCGCCTGTGCGCCTTTCATCGCTTTCTCGGCTTTTTCTAAAGCCAACCTCAGTTCCGAGTCCTCGCTGCGTTCTGACTCTTCTACTGTGTCCTCATCCGCTTGAACTTCAGCCGTATCCGTGGGATCGGGGGCTTCTACTTGCAACGCTTCGGGTTCTTCTGGGGTATCCTCTGGAGGTTGATCTGCCTCTGGGGTCTCAGTCTTACCTTTAGTCATTTGTTCGTACAATTCTTTCGCTTCAGCTTCCAGTCGCGCTGGGTCATTTCTCTTTGACATTGTTATTTCCTTCGAGTCCCACAATGGGATATTCGTTAGTCTATTGCGGATGTCCTTTTAGGGGTCCGCGCTTTGTCTAGAACGGCTTTTGCCGCATCCTCAAGTTCAAGCATAAAACGCAGCTCTAGTAGCCTGCCTTGCTCGAACCTAAAATTTGTCTCGTCTGCTCTTTCTAATGCTGACTGGGCGCTGTCGAATCGGGCTTTAATTAAGTCCCGCAGGAGTTCCCATTCCGGCATTGCCTTGAGCCGCAGGATCGCCTGCGACTGCTGCCTGTTGCATTTGAGCTTGGAGTAACTGTTGTTGTTGCTGCTGTTCAAGAGCTAATTGCTCCTCAGTCTTAATAATTTCGTCGGGGTCAATATCCATGCTCTGGGCTATGTCACGCAGCAACTGAGTACGCTTGACTGCACCGTTGGGGTCTTCACCAACAAGAGATAGGAATTGAAGCAACCGCTGGCTCTGTACTTCTTTCTGTACAAGTGCAGTACTGCCACGAGCTACGATCCGTAGATCACCCTTGGACTTCTCGTTAGTCCCGAACTCCATATTGAAGTGGAACAGAGCCTCGATCATTGGCTCAATCAGGAAGTCATCAATGTTTTTGATTGTGCTTTTCAGTGCAATGTTTGCTGCACCCATCAGCATCGACATACCAGTCGCTGTTTTGTTAAGACCTTGAGTCTGCTCACCATGAGTGTACGAGGGCAGTGATGTGGTCTCGTCAGCAAATCGACGGAATATCTCTACAATCTGGTTCAGTCCATTAGCGTTCGCTACCGGCTGATACCATCTGACAGCAGGCATAGAACCGTCTCCACCCTCTCGGAGAAATACTCGCCAAGGGTGGATGTCTGTCGGGTCTTCTCCTGCTGCAAGCAAGTCGGTGTTTACCTCAACCATCGGACCTGACGACAAAGCCATGTTGTCTAGCCAGATACGCGTTGCGGTATTCATAGTTCCCTGAGAGTCACGCATCATGCGAGGCACGCCTGTACCCCAGAACTGGTGCGGGCTGCGCTCATACGGGAAGATGTGATAAGGAATCTTGTACCCGTTTATAGGGTTCAACATAACCTTCAGTACCTTGCCGTCGCAGATCCATACACATGCTGAGTAATCATCAGAAAGATCTGAGCCTTCTTCTAACTCTATGCCGTGCTCTTCAAGGTCGTATCCGTCAACGGTGCCCCAATACTCCATAACAACGAAGCGATTGGACTCAGAGTTCTCGTGGATACCCGCGATTCGTCGTCGGGTTGTCTCGTGATCTTCTTCAGTATGGTTGCCGTTACGGTGAATCTTAAGAAGATACTTAACCATATCGGAGTCAAACTGTGGTAAATCAGCCAGATCGCGCATCTGTCGTCTTGTTAGGACGTGACGACGGAATAAACCATCGCAATCATCCAGTGTTGTACAGTATGGGTCGGGGTATAGATCGAAAATACTAACGCTTTCTACGTCAGGCGCCACAGTTTCTACAACGCTCAAGCCAAAGTTCTGCTCACCAGTCTCTGGGTTCAACATTTTAGAGTAGCTTTGCTTCTTATCTATACGCACAGTGCCCGCTTTAACGGCACCTGAGCCAAAGATGCAGGCTTCTAGGAATGCTTCCTTCAGCTTCATCTCTGCATTTGTTTCTATTAACTGGTCTTTAATGTCTACAGTCATAGACTCAGCAGCGTTCCTGGCTATTTCTTTCTCTAGCTCTAAGAACTCTCCCTCTAGCTCCTCCATCCTTGCGGCTACCAAGTCCTGATTCATCATCGGGTCTTGTCCGCTCGCCATCATGATCTGCTCCATAGCCATCTGGCGCATTTGCATCGCCTTCAGGGGATCGATCTGTGGGATTGGGGTGGGGTCTACAGAGAAGAAAACATCGCCATGCTGAAATAATAGGTCGATTATTCTTGAATATGCCGCCATAACTTTGGTACGTGTTAAGCCGACGTACACTTTAGACCGAGATCCAGAGGCTGCATTTAGACGTGCGAGTACTTCAGGCTCATATATCCCCTGATATTGACGCAGGTCTTTAAGCCACTCGTTCTCTGTTTCTTTACGAGCGTCTTTATATTCTTGGAAAGTTCCGGCGAGACGAGTCCCCAGACTCTGCATACTTTGCGCTTGCAGACCATCTGGCTCTTTGTCTAACTCTACTTCCTCGCCTTCATACTCATCTTCATGCATAGATTAATAGCCCGTCACAGGATCTAACGATTTAAAGCGTTTTTGTATAGTCCGGTGCCGAGGTCTCGGCATAGAGGCAAGTCCATGCAGCGCGATAGCATAAGCCATCACCCTGTCATCATAACATCCATTCTGAGAATTGTAACTCCCTTTATCATCAATGATGTACGTTCGCAACTCATTTAATAGTTCAATATCCGCTACACCAGATTCACCCTGTCGCATTAAGGTTGCGAGATTGTCAACGATTAATGGTTTTGTTTTTGACGTGGTTAAGAAGCCTCCGCGTTTTGTCAAGCGATCTCCGTAGGCGCCATCGACAGAACTCTCCACAAATAAATTTGCATATCCTAAATCTTGTATTTTTCGGAGGGTGCCCAGACCATGGTTGTTTCTCTCTACTACTATATATGCGTTGTTAAACCGCTTACCCAACATGGCAACTAGGGCGCCGTAGTCAAAAGGATCTATGTGTCCGTGCCAGCAGCCTACCTGATTACCCATAGAGTCTAGGATCTGGGCGCAGCTGTAGTCGCCGTAGGCGAGACCTTCCGCAACATCCACACCGATGACGTAGCTTTCTTCTCGGAGCGGCGGATACCACTCTTGATAGTTGCCGTGTTCTCGCGGGATCAAGTTGCCATCGATGATGTCACCCTTAAAGTCTGCGGTGTAGCAGTTACTCTCACATTGAGATATCGCCGTCTCTTCTACGAAGCATCGACCGGACGTTAAGAAGGCTTCTAGCGGGGTGCTCGGATATTCCTGACGGAATAGATCTGTTCCTCCCAGCTCGTCTAGCTTGGCGCGTCTAAACGAAAGCTGCTCGTCGTCCAATCCATATTTCTGGGCGAGATCATATTCTTCGGGGGTGGCGACGAAGTAAGGCGATACCTTTTTTCTATACTCGGGCATCCAGTACCACGGGATAAAGCAGGTTACCCACTCTGACTCGCCGCGAAGCGACTTCATTACCTGATCATAGAACCAGCCACCGGCACCATTAGCCGTGCTCTCTAATATCACTTCAGTGTTCTTGCCGCCGACGGTCTGTAGTAGACCTGCGACTATGTCTGATCCTTGTGGGTAGAAGGCAACCTCTGATCCGTGGACGAATCGGTTTGTTTGTCCTCGTCCAGTCTGGGTAGAGCGTGCGGTTCCCACTCGGTACCGCGAATTGATTTCGTCAAATACCAGAGTTGACGCCGACTGAGAAGCGAGCGGCGGCTTAAATGCCGGATGCGGGACATTTTCATAGAAATGGCGGACCATATTAAAAATAGCGTTAGTAGATTCTGCAAGGTGCGACAGCACAAACGCGTTAGCGTTTCGATTTTGCGTGACTTTCCAGAAGTTTCTGCCCTGTGTGTACGTAGATATTCCGGTTTGGCGGGCTTTCAGGACCAATGCGCGGATGTTTCCTTGATCTTTTAACTGCTGTTCTAACACTTTATGCACGTATAATTGGGCAGAATTCAACACAAAACTGCGGGTATCCCCCTCTTTTGTGACAATTTTCAGCATGTTCTTTGCGTACAAAGGGAAGTTGCCCTTCAATTTGCGGGCTATCTCTTCAATTTCCATTGCTATTCACCACTGCGCGGCACCACCAGACAAAGTCATGGTCGTCTAAAGCGCCTCTCATTAGATTTACGCGGGCACAAACCAATCTTACATTGCCCCCAATGTAGCCTTTCGTGACATCAATCCGGTCAGGACTGACAGAAAGGTCTGACTGATCCAAGGTTATGTGCATAGGTAGCTGCGAAATAGCGCAAATACCTCTCTGCTGCTCGTATAACGCCACCAAATACTCGAGTGATATGGGAGTACCCTCGTATTTCTTTTGCTTGTGACGCTGCTTAAGACCCGTTAAACGATATTGCAAAAATCCCTCTAGACTTGAGTTGCTTCTTTTTTTATTGCTAAGCGACTTACAGGCTTTACACTGATGCCGCCCGTTAGCTTGAAACTCGTCTAGACTTTTGACAACGCCGCAAGTGGTGCATTCTTTACGATTAAGCGCCACGATATGTCCCTCGTTAGCTCCTCAAATCTCGCTACGGCTTTACGGCTGTTACTGACAGCGACTCGGTCTCCCATTAACCCAGTGCCCAGCCCTATGCATCCCTGTACATCTTTAGGGAAGTTTGCTGCGTGAATCAGAATGTAGGTTCGATCCTCTACATCTTGGATGTGATAGGTCTCGCCAAATCGCGGGGATGTCCGCCAAGCAACGTCATAGTTGCCTTCAGGGATACACGACACGTTGGCAGCATTGTCCAGCCATGGTCGCTCTATCGTATAAAACCGCTCACCGTAGAACTCTATGACACCTAGTGTGCCGTCAGGGTGATAAGCGAATCGTTTTAGTTCGATATCAATCATTGGTAGCCGGACCTCTCTTTCTAGCCCGAACATCGTTTCGTTCTTTTCGGCTGGGCTTAGTATTTCCAAAGATTCGATCATAGCCGTCGCTAAACTTTTTAGTATCTTCAGGACGACGGTTGTCGCCCTTGCTATATAGTGTTTCACGAGAGTTTTTCATTTCCTGTGCCTTGCTGTCTTCTTAGCTATCTTCTTGGGTTGGGCGCTGTGCTGCTTACCCGCTTTGGTGTCGGCGCGTTTTTTCTTGCTGGTCGCCGCGTATTCCTTCTTACTCAAAGCGTCACGAGCAGACTTAGGCAAATATCTTTCGCCGGTCGCCTTCTTGCCCTGAGTAGAGTTCTTGCCGCTCTTAGTGCCCCACTTCTCGCCGGTCCACTTCTTGAGGCTCTTCTGCGATTTTTTTAGCGCCATCAGTCTCTATAGCCTCCGCCCGCTGCTTTGTATTCCTTGGCTAGCATCTGCGCTTTACGCGCACTCCACTGCCCCGCTGAACCACCTTTGCTGCCAGCCTTAATCTTGTTAAACAGTCGCTTACGCATCGCTGGCTTCGTGTAGTTACCGGCGCTGTTAACGGTCGATTTTTTCTTGGGCGCAGCTTTCTTGGCAGGCATTACTTCTTCTTAGCCTTCGGCTTAGCTTTTGGCTTGGCTTTTGGCTTGGCTTTCATTGCAGCAGCTTTGGCTTTTGCGATACCTGCTGGCGTATATGCGTACTTCTTACCGTTGACGTTTGGCATGATTAGCTTCCTTTTTTCCACTTGGTTGATGATGACTTGGTTTTGGAGGGCGCCCATTTAGTTTTTGCTGCCCAGTAGGCTGCACTCATCTTGCCCTTGCTTATATTCTTAGCGTGACGGCTCTCAAACGCCTTGCGCTGACCCACCGTCTGGTTGGTCTTAACGCCTTGCTGCCCGAATCTAATGGTTTTGACTTTGTCGCCCTCTTTGGCTACGACGACATGTGACTTGGTGGGGTGGCTAGGGGTACGCTTAGGTTTGTTATATCCACTGACGCCCGCTTTTTTCAGTCTTGAATCTTTGCTCTCAGCCATCTCGCAATATTCCTGTGTATATTTGAATGTATATTTGGGTGGGTACTCTCATAAGGACCGCCCCCCCTTTTAATTATGTATACAGCTTTTCGCCATATTGGTGATTTTTTGTATAGGTACTCTCATAAAGACCCACCCCCCTAATCGACGAGGGTAAGGTGTACCTCTTCTCCCGCAGAAGCCTCTATAAGCGTGTATACCGCCTCTTCTACTTGGGATGATAAGTAGTACAGCTGATCTCCGAATCGCAGGGAGGTGACCATTGGGACGATATATGCCTCAAAGGTGAACTCATCCATGTCTAAGTAGTTCAGTGCCGTAACACGATGCATTAATAGTTGTGTCATTTTTTGCCTCGGTACTCTCATAAGACCCGTGGGGGGTCAAAATATGCCTATAGGGTCTAATATCACCCACATGGAACCACACACGCGGACGACGCCACCGCCAGACAACTACCCCCCCCCCTACCTAGCCTATACAGCCCTCAAACCCTCTATATATAGGCATTTTAAGGGGTCAATTGCTCCATGAGCAGATGGTCCAGCTAGTGTAAGTCATTGATATCGCTGGGGTTTACAGCCAATAATTCTTCAATCTCTGGCTCTTCAAGGTCTAAGTCAGCCAAAAAAGCCCCGTTAAACTGCACAATCTCCTGCTTCTCTGGGGCAACCCAGCCCTCAGCTTTAAACAATGTCTCGATGGCTCGTAAGCGGTCAGAATCTTTGTCTGCCAGCTTTCCCAATTGCTCCAGCTGCTCGATCCACTCAGCCCTTCTATCCTCTGATTCCTTGCTCATATTCGCTCTAATAGCCTCTATTTGTGCCTTTACACCAACATTCACTAACAAACGCGGTCCCTGTACATTCGGGTGCGTATATCCTGCTAGCTCTGCTGCCCTTGTCGCGTTACCTGTTTCGGTGTAGTACTCGACGAACTTTTGCTGTCTTAGATTGAGCTTCTTTGCTGTCTCTCTCTCTATGTGCATTTGATACATCCCTTATAGGAGAAGTCGGAATTGGGGTGAGGTTTGGTTTTTCCCCGCCTCATAAAAATTTGGCGATTGCCGTGATACATGCTGCAAAGATGATCCACGCTGCACGCTCTGCAACCATGCCCTTACCGGCTGTCTTGGCTATGTTGGTCTCTACCTGCCGGATATCGCCCTCAAGCTGGTTGAGGCGCCCCTCATGCCTATCTAGTCGTTTATGACTGCTTACCAGCCGCTCATCTATTCGAGCCAGCACCGCCATGGTGTCGGTTAACTGATCCAGCTTCTGCTCGATTCGATCAAATCTCTTTTCAATATCCAATTGCATACCGCCGCGCCAGTGTCTGAGAGGATTCATCCTCGTTTATATGTGCTCAAATTATACCTCAATATGCAAATAAATGAATTATTTTCGTCTAAGGGTGTTGACAATGGATTTCCTTGAGATTACAGTGCGAACCAAGTCAAGGCAATTTGCCATGACGGATACGGGGTCTCCGTGATCGACCCGCCAGCCAGCAAAGGATTTCTGGTTGCCCTCCCCCAGCGGGTTCAAGGTCTGGGGTTATCGAGAGTGAAAGCCATTGGCGAGTAGCAAGACGGTAAGAGGAAAGTGTCTGCATCTACCTGATGCACTGATGAGGGCAAGCAAGCCCGAAACACTTAAGCCTGAGGAGGCACATCATGACTACATTTCACCAGCAAAACATACACCCCGTTCTGTCTTTAACGTGGGATCTGTTAGCAGAGCCAGCCATCAGCCCAAACCGCAAAGCGCGATTGCGGCAGGATGCGCGGAAGTATCAGTTTAGAGACAGACTAGCCTGTCGTGCAGAACTTAAGCAGGACATTGACTACTGCAAAACCAGTGATGGCTTTGTCTATGTCGAGAACTTCTCGAGGGACTGCGATAACTTCGAGCGCAACTGGATCAGTAAGGTACCTGCTCATATCACAGCGCTGGAGTTGCACGAGAATCGCTTGCATGACGGCGCCGAGGGTCTCACCTTCTGCAACCTGCTCGATCAGGAAGCAGTAGATTCCTTCCAGTCTATGGCTCGAGACCGCAATGCCGAGCGCTACGGATACTGAGTAAGCACATCGAAGCCATTCACCGAGTGGCTTCTATTGTATTTATTCAACCCAGCCTGAGGAGGCAAATCATGACTATTCAAGTCCTAGTAAAAAACCAATACGGAAACCAAGTGATCTACCCAGCATGTGAGATAGGCGAGACCTTCGCCGCTATTGCCGGAACCAAGACCCTGACCGATGAGACCCGCGCCCTAATGAAGCGACTCGGCTATCAGTTCGAAGCCAAGGTGGAGGTGCAGCTATGAGCCGCAATGAAAAGATAGTCCTCACCATAGCTGTCTGTCTGGGTGTCCTACCCATGACCTTCGTAATGTCAATGATGATCATCTCGCTCAAAACTGGAGTGCCATTATGAGATTAGAAATACTGCAAGAAATCCAAGAGTACAGCCAATGGCTGTTTGATGACTGGGAAGAGGGCTGCGGTATCAGTAGTTCTGACTTCCACACCCCGATTAGAAGCGTCTTGTTAGACCACGGGATTAAGTGGGATGACATAGGCGAGACGTGGCAGGAGTTCTGCCGCACAGCAGTCAGCAACGGCATAGCAGACGCAACTGAGTAAGCACATCAAAGCCATTCACTGAGTGGCTTTTATTGTATTTATTCCAACGCCTGAGGAGGCACGCATTATGAAGACAGATATTAAAGAAACAATTACCGCTGAAATTATCACCATGATCGAGAGCGCACAGGCATCCGGTGCAGACTGGACAATGCCCTTCAAGTCACTTGGCGGCAAGCCTACCAATGCCAACACGGGCGTAGCCTATACCAGACTAAATGCGCTATGGCTTGGGCTGCAAGGCTACCGCACTGTGGCTACTTACAGACAGTGGGAGGATATCGGCTACCAAGTCCAGAAAGGCTCAAAGGGTGTGGCTATCAGTGCCCCAATGACCGTGAAGGACAAAAAGACCGGCGACTCCAAGATGATCGGATTTCGCACCGTCAAGGTATTTCCTGCCAGTATGGTGCTCCACGCTGAGACCGGCGAGCCTTGGGTAGAGCCTGAGACCGAAGCGGTGGATCTCACTGAGCGGCTAGAACTGGCTGACCAGTACGTTAACAATCTAGGCTTTGATATTCGCCACTCTGGCGAGGGCAGGGCTTACTACTCACCCGCTGGTGACTTCATCCACATGCCAGAACGTGCGGCATTCAGCGCTACCAAGACATCCACAGCGACTGAGAATTACTACTCCACACTGCTGCACGAATCGGCTCACTGTACCGGTCACAAATCGCGCCTAGATCGCTTAGACCTTAAGAACAAAAAGGGCTACGCCTTCGAGGAGTTGGTGGCTGAGTTGTCTGCCGCGTTCCTATGTAATCAGCTGGATGTGTCAGGCGCTCCTCGTGATGATCACGCTCAGTACTTAGCGTCTTGGCTTGATGCTCTAGGTGGTGACAGTGACTACATCTTTAAGGCGGCTAGCGAAGCGCAGAAAGTGGTTGACTGGATGGATGCAATGCAAGTTGCCCTTCCCTTAGAGGAGGCGGCATAGGGGTGCGGGGATTTATTTCCCCCGCCCAAATTTTTCTAGCTGATGAGCAGCTGAGTGGTTCTCAGTCGAAACGCCCAGCGGGGCGTCCTAGATAACCAATGCCGAGGAGGCAACCATGTACTACATCCAGCAAGAGGGATCACCCTTCGCTTACCAAGCAAAAACATTAACCGAATATGCATCGCGTTTGACCGGCGGGGATACCGGAGAATATAGGGTATACAAAAGCAAGAGCGCATATCACGAGGGCTTCGACTTTACCGCCTATGATCATATAGACGGCAAGCTAAAAAAATCTAAAGCCCAGCCAGTGGCTGTATTAAATCGCTGGCTTTCTAGCTGATGAGCAACTGAGTGGTACTCAGTCGAAACGCCGTGAGGCGTCCTAGATAACCAAACTGCCGAGGAGGCAATCAAATGGAAATCAAGCGAAAAATAGTAGCTCGCGCCGCACAGCGCATTATTGGTCTGCTCACTTTTGATGAGCTAACCGCAATCTACAAAGCCGAACAAAATGCAACACACGCGTGTGCTCAGCTCGGAATGAGCGCCCAGATAGCCACCCAAGATACAGCGCGAACAGTGGCGCGAGAAATTATGGAGGGGCTTTCTGATTATCAGATCGACCAGATGGGGCACGAACTAAAACTGTCGGCGCGAGACCTGACTAAATACACGGCGGAGGTGGCAGCATGATCACCTTTAGAATGGTAGTAAAAGAATCATTTTACACCGAGTACGCAGTAGAGGCTGAATCTGAAGTAAAAGCGCGACTCCTTGTCCGGAAGGGTCACGGGAGAGTCGTTAATGACGGCTACACTGACTGGGACATCATAGCAATAGAGCAAGACAATCCGCCTCCCCCATTTTTGCCTGTAGACCCAGACGACATCGCCGAGATTCAGGCAGCAATGCAGGAAAATGCTGACGACAGAATGACGATGCCCCACTAATCCAACTGATGATCGCAGCTAGTTACTGCGTGAAACCTAGCGTCCACCTGACGATAAAGAGTCATGCGGGAATATCACCCAGAATCTACACGGGTGCCCCATGGCTTCTAGGTATTGGAAAACTAAATGCCGAGGAGGCAATTATTATGGGAACTCAATACGAAGACTGCACCCCGACGTGGGAAGAAACCGCTCACCTGCTGGTTCACACCCTGCAATGCAATCCCGACAACGAAAGTGCTCGGGCAGAACTGTTACGCATGGGCAAGATCATCGACCAGCAACAGGCTTACATCAAGCAATCTAAGGAGGTGGCTTGATGCAGGCAGAACTTGAGAGGGTTGCCAATCGATTGCAGCTATTCATCTTGAAACGCAATCGCAGGACTAGGATTCAAAGGCTTTCGGGCGTCCATATAAACACCATGGCACGCTTCCTAGCCGGTGAAGATATCCGACTGCACACCCTGATCAAGATCGAGAAGGCTTGCCTGCAACTTCAATCGGAGGATGAATTATGAGCATGTATAAATGCGGTGACTGCACATTCTGGGGTGAGTATGACGAGGTTCTGATCGTGCGTGAGATTGATCATGAGCCATACGGCGATCAGACAGTAGAGCGTGAGACCATCTACTGGCATTGCCCCTTATGTGATAGTGAAGATGTAACAGAATGGCTTGAAGCCTGAAAACACAATAGGTAAAAAAATAAACCATTTGTGTACTTAGATATTTCCCCCAAATCGTGCTAGGAGATAGCACCGTCTAGACGCTACGGATGGCGTCCTTTTTTGTAAGTTTTTTCGAGGCAACCTGCGGGCAATGTGGAAAACAACCTGCGGGTAATCTGGAATGAACTAACCAAAAAGAGGAAGACCCTATGTTCTTATTTGAACAGAAACTAAACCAAGCAGGCATTGCTGACACCAGAACCCAGCATATTGCCAAAGCCCTGAGCGACCTTCACTCTGCAATATCGCAGTGCGATATACCCACGCGCAGATTGTTTGCGGATATGCACCCTTACGCCGTTCGCGCAGCAGTCGAGTACGCCAAGGTCGAAGACCTCAACACCGATCTCTGGGGCGTCACTCACAACCACGAATGGCTAGCCGATTACATGGAGTACGAGACAGAGTGCCGGATCAGACCCCTGACCGACAACGTCGTTGATATGGGAGAATACCGATGATTTATCTAGAGTGGTTTATCGCTATTGTCGCTGCGACGATCTTTGCTTTTGCCTTTGCGGGCGCCATACTACACGCCAACGATAGGCAGAGATTCTATGACGAACGACGAAAAAGAGAGGTCAGCGATGTCAACAAACGACGAGCTGATTGAGATAATGAAAAAGCATAACCTGAGCAAAAAGCAGGTCGCTGACCTGATTGAGGTAAGCTACGAGGCAGTGTCAAATTGGCTCAGGCAGCATCGGTCAGCACCTATGCCTAAGGTTGCCCTGCTAGCGCTGCGTTTGAGTATCGAACTAAAACGCATTTAGGAATCAGAAACACCCACTTTGGATGCCGGTCTGTAGTACCTGTAAAGCAGACCGGCTCCAACCCTTCACTCAGGATACATTCAAGTATCCCCTGCCTGCTAAACCAATACTCCCCATTACCTGTAACTATCACCCAGTAGTCCGCAATAGAAACACTAAATGCTGACGGCTTGCGGTGGAAGTACTCGACGACGATATTGCCAGTCTTCTGGCTCATTGGATCGTACTTAACCTCAACAGTTTTACCTATCTCAGGGATCGTTATGTCCCACTCTGGATGCAATCCTTCTGCTCGCTTGGCGTTTGGGAATATCAAGCGCAACCGGCGAAGCAAGTCATCCTCGACCGCTACGCCACGCTTGAGATCTTCTTCAAACCCCACGGCGCTCTTTCTTCCATAACATCTGAACGCCAATCTTGACTAGGTCTTTACTGTGACTGGGCACTGCATCATCTGGGATGCTATCGATTGCCGCTCGCCTCTCATCCCTACTTGGCAAGTCCAGTATGTTACTTGGCAGGTAGTAGGGCAGGGTTGCCTTAGCTAGATCATGGAAGTCTGAATCTAGGTTGTCCTCTATGTACTGGAGGCACTGGGGGTAGTATGTTTTTTTCGCGGCTAATTTTATTTCAGCATTGAACTTTGACGGCTTCATCGGGAACCTCTAGTAACTCTCTCATCAACAAGATGCCTGTCTCCCAATCAACCGTGACTGTCTCGACAGTTTTGAATGAGTATTCCTTGAATGTCCATAACGGAAATACCATACGTATTGGCTGGCGGTCATACTTATAGATCAGCACTGGTATGTACTCATCTCCCGCCGATGTCTTAGCCTGCTCCCACCACTCAGGCTTGTACCAGTGACCACTGGCGTATCGCTTGGCTTCAATCATTAGGTTGTGAAACTCAATGTCAGCCTTGCCGCAGGTCTGGTACTGGTCGAGGTTTCGCTTCAGGTGGCTAGCGCACGAACCGAACTCATCATGAAACATCTTGATAAGCTCGCGCTCGAACGCATGACCCTTAGCTCGACCGTTTATCAACTGTCTACCTTGACGACAGTCGAGATCAGTTTGTCTAAGTACCAGCGGGCTTTACGCAGGTCGGTTATCTCGCTGCCCTTATGACGATACCTGTGAAGATATTTCTTAACATTCCCCTCAAGGTAGGCTTGAAATCCTTCACCCAGATTGTCCTCTAGATAATCGATGCACTCGATCTTGCCGTTGTTGTAGTGGGCAGGATGGTTGACGTTGTCTGCTTCAGGCTGTCGCACCTCCACACTCGCTAGCTTATCTCTAAGTTCATTCCATTCGGCTGGTGTTGCGTTATCAATACTCATATTCTTACTCTCCGTTTGCATATTGGGCAGGGCTTAGTCCAGTCGGTAGTCTCTGGGCAGCGACAGTGCTTGGTTCTGCCGTAGTAGTCTGCGTCGAGCGGTAACTTGTAACTCCCCGTTGTTTTAATTGGTTTCTTGCTAAATTGTTTCTTCTCAAATTCCGTAAACTTCATTCACCTTTACCTGTGTCCATTCAAGCAGCTCGTACTGAGTGCCGTATCGTTCTTCAAACCTTTTCTTAAAGGGGTGGCGGCTCGTATAGCTAGCGTTGTCCTCACCCCCTCGATGATGCTTGTAGCAAAGGGGTATAGATTTTAGGTGCGCCCCTTCCTTGGTCTTGCCGTCGATGTGATGCACCTCTGCTGGCGTGAACACATTGAACTGGCGGTGGCATACGCAGCAACCAAGCTGCGTAATCCGATCCATCCACTGCTTATCGGCAGCATTAGCACCGCGACCCTTCACGTTCCGTAAACTCTCCGCTCGGCACGCTCACTGGCTAGCATCGACTGCCAGACTTTGAACTCAACCTCGGCAGCCAGCATCTCTGACTTGGCGGCAGCCAGCATTCCCTTAGCCCTGCCTCTTGACAGGCGAGCCTCGTACACGTTCCCATCTTCATCTGATGCTCTAAGCTGTGCAGCATTGGTCTTGGCGCCTTGCGCTTCAGCTACTACCATTGTCTGGGCGACGATCCGCTTCTCATCAGCATCAGCCTTTGATAGCTCGTACTCAGCCTTGCCGACAGCGATGCCAGCCTCCCTAATCTTCTGTGCAAAATTTTCCTGATCCATTTAATTTTCCTTTGAATAGTTAATGTAATACCTAGCCTTACTGTTCTTTCTGTCACGGTACTGACAGGTCTTGCTATCGAACTCAAAGCCCACTTTGCCTTCGTACATACCGTTCCTGTTCTTCAGGACTTCAAGGTACATATCCCATTGCCTTGTGTACTGCTCATCAGGCTCCTCGCCTAACATCTCAGCCTGCTCGATCTGCTCTGCCTTACGCTTGTTTTTCCAGACACTTATAAATCCGTCAGCAAGGTCGGTGATCGAGCCTGAACCCTTAACGTCATACTTGTTAGGCGCTGCATACTCTGACTCACCCTTTCGGACGTGCGTCACAATGAATATGGTCACTGGAAAAGCGAGCTTGAAGTTGACCAGCTTCTCGATGAACCTTTGTTGACCTTCATAGTCATCCTGCCTAACCATATTGGTGAGGGAATCGACCACGAATGTGTTAATGCCGTAACGTCGATATGCATATTCAAAACAGGACATAAGGTCTTCAGGCTTGGGGGTCAGCTTGTCAACGAACAGCCATAGGTTAGGGCACATCCACTCAAGCAGTTTCTTTCGGTATGGCTGGGGTGGTTGCTCTGATCCAGCAGCCTGCCTAACCATTCGCCCCATGGTTGCTTTTGGCGTCATCTCCATCGATGCAATCAATACTTTCTGCTGTTGTTCAACAGCGTTAAGTGCTAACTGATTTAGCCACATCGACTTGCCGTGACCGTTGATCCCGCACACGCCCCACAGTTCGTTAGGTCTGAACTTGATGTCCTCTTCATCTAACTTAGCCCAGCCAGAACCGAAGCCTTGCGTGTCATCTAATTTGTTCTCAAAGAAGTCATCGATGTCCGCTTCAAAGTCCAGTACAGATCGCAAAGTTTCTGGGTCTTTCCAGCGTGCCTCTTGATAGGCGCACTCCAGCATCCAGCGTGCCTGCTCGTAGCCTTCTTTCTGGAGTAGCTCATTGATATCTTTTGTTGGCAGGTTAACTCTGTAACATCGGTCACCGAGCCTCGACATAATTTCTGCCGCAGCCAACTCTCCCTGTTCATCCATATCTGTGGCTATAAGGATCTCTTCAAAGCGTGCGAGGTTCTCGTACTCGTGCGCTATCCACTTGGTCTGCTTTGCGCCCTTACCACCACCCATCGGCACTGATAGAGCGGGGAACCCTAACTCACCGCAGGCAATCGCATCCCATTCACCCTCAGTTATCCAAACCTTTCTTGCATCGTCAGGCATTGCTTGCCACCCAAACAGGATAGGCTTCAGATCTTTCTGGGTAGATGGGTTGCCGTCATGATTAATCGGCTTGGTCTTTAGGAATGTCTGCTTTCCGTCAGGCTCCATGAAAGGGAACACTACGTCCTGCCCACCCTTGGTATCAGTCTCGTAGATCTTCCATCTAAAGCAGACTTCCCCCACGTCTTTAAACCCTCTCGTCTCCATGTATCCATGCAGATTGGAGCTGGCATTCTTTGCGGGAGGTTGTGGTTTGGTGTAGTTCTTTTTTTCCGCCGGAGCAACTTTTTTGGCAGGCGTATTGTCTCGGATGCCGTATCGCTTTTTTGCCCACTCCATTGCATCAACCAGTGTGAGTCCTTGGCTGTACATAATCAGGTCAAGCAGGTCACCTCCCTCACCAGTACTAAAGTCCATCCATTTGCCACACTGATCGCCGCTAAGATAGACGCTCATGCTTCTGCCTTTCTCACCTTGGATAGATCCGATCTTGTAACAGCCGCTCTCAACGCGACCGTCGGGGTAAAGTTCGTGGCATATACTGGTAGCGTGCGGTGCTAGGTTCTGCGCTAGCGTTTTAATATCCATCATTTGACAGCCCCCAACAGATCATTGGTTCGTGTCGCATTTTTGTAGCACGAAAGCCCCTGCCAGTCTGGCTTGCCGATAGATTGCCAGCCTCTCGAGATTGCATTGTCCACAACACCTGCGATATCAAAGCCCTGCTTTTTGAATACCAAAAAGTCCTGCGAGATCGTGGTGATCATTTTCTTGGCAGGCTTTCTACCTTTACGATCTGCCAGTTTGTATTCCCACCATTTAGTCCAAGGCTGTTTTGAAATACCTTCTGGTGGAGTGTTAAGGAGATCAGACCGCCAGCATGTTTGTTCTTTTTGATGTTCGTTAGTAATAATATTTGTTCTTTGGGTCTGATTAGCTTGATCTGGGTTTACTTGATCTGGGTTAGCTTGATCTGGGTTTTGATGATCTAGTGGAAAACGACCCCTAACATCAGTAACCAGCCAGTCCCATCGGACAACATGACCACTTTCGTTTCGGATTATTTCTCTGCGAATGTATTCAGATTTCTCTAGCTCATCAGTAATGCGAGTCATCTTCACATTGCCGACACCGAATACAGTGCAGAGTTGGTTGTTAGTTATTTGCCAGTCATCGACATGGCTAAGAAGGTAGACAAGAACACCCAGAGATTCTGGGCTTAACCCGTCATCTCTGTATTCGCTGGCGGAGAACCCGCCTCGGAGGAGTAAGTTTGGAATACGGGTGTAATGGTCTTGCTTTAAATTGGCAGGACGAAAAATCATTCGTGAGACGGCTCCATGTAATATTCATTTGAGCAGGGATAATAATCTGCAAGTATTGTTTTGGCAAATTTATTTACTCTTGCGTCTTGTTTAATGATTTAAAATATGGAAGATCGGCTGCGAGGAGAAAAAAACATGGACGAAAAAACTAAAAAAGAAAAACGTGCGGATATATTTAAAACAGCTCTAGACAAGGCAGGGGTGCCGGACTGGGGCAGAGGGGCGGCGATAGTTAAACAGACGGGTTGCAGTCCTGCATCCGCGCAAGCGTGGATAAGGGGCAGTCTGCCATCGGATGGGGAGCGTATAGTTGAACTGTGCGACCTTTACCATATTGACTTATACCTATGGATAACCTTGCAGTCGCGGGGCGAATCAAAGGTATCAGAATCTATGACTGAAGCCATCATTTACGTAAAACAATTTGAAGAAAAAACAGCTTTCACCCTTACACCAGACCAGTTTGCTCATATGTGCTTGATGTATTTAGACACTGAAAAGCGCGAAGGGCTGGCAAGTATGGTGGAAGTGTTAAGTAAAAAAACAGATGCGTCTGCCGCTACAAAATGATAATTTGTAATTAAGGATTTACATATACAAGGAAAGTCACATGGATAGAGTTGTACCTGACAGCGAGCGAATTAGCTGCGAGGACTTAAAAATATTTTTAGAAAACTTTCCAGAAGTAGATTGCTGCTTCAAGGCTGGCGAAGCAAGGTTCATTTATTCAGTAAGAACAATTACAGCTGCTAAAAAGAAACTTAGACTAGCAAATAATAATCTACAGGTGTTGAAATAAATCTACACGGTGCTATGATGTCTCTGGAACTAACGGAGACATTACATGGATACGCTTACACGCGCCCACATCTGGGCGACCTTATCTGATATAGACGTAGCACCTTTTTGCACCGAGACAGAAGTCGTTGGGGATCAAGTCCTCACCTATCTGCCTTGGATGAAAGCGCATTCGATTATGATGGATGTGTTCCCTGAGTATCATTGGGAATTCACCGAAGACCCTACAGGTCGCGAATGCCACTACTTTGATGATGGCTCTGCCGAAGTACGTTGCCGAATGACTATCGGCGGGCAGACCAACATCACCTACCTTCCTGTTCATAGATCAGGCAAAGCAATTGACTCCCCCTCTGCTACAGACATCAATACTGCTAAACAGCGGTGTCGTGTTAAGGCTATGGGTGAGTTTGGTCTGGGCTACACCATGTGGCTGTCATCTCAAATCAAAGAGATTGAAGACCAAAGTGTTTCTAAACCTGAACAAAGTACACCTTCAGATACAAATGATGCAGATGCAGAACTCCAAAAGGTTATTGCGATCTGGGATCATCTTAAGTTCGGTGAAGCTAAGACCCTGAGTGAAGCCACAAAGCTGTATGACAAGTTTAAACGTGGTCTAACTAATAGAGGCTTAACAGATACCACTGGTAACTGGGAGAAGCTCTGTAAGGACAAAGGGTGGAGGGCTAGCAAATGAGTTTAGCTGCTCAAGGATCACCCGAATGGCACGCGGCTCGCGCCGGTAAGATCAAAGCGTCTGTCTGTGCCGCACTAGAAGGCAAGCACCCGTACATGAAAGCTGCTGACTTGGTCAGGCAAGAAGTCAGGGCTTTGGCTGGTGCTGAGTCAGAATTCAAAATGGTTCCTGCTGTTGCCCACGGGCAGATGATGGAGGACCACGCACGAATCTTCTTGGAAGATCTGCAAGGCTACACTGTAGAAGAGACGGGTCTTGTTGTTCACCCTAAGTATGACTTTATTGCAGCATCTCCAGACGGACTTGTAGGTTTGGACGGTTGCGTTGAGATTAAGTGCCCGTTCCCTCAGTACACCAAGACTCCATACAGCATCTTCGATAAGAAGCGCAGCATGTACCTGATGCAGGTCTACATGCAGATGGAAGTTCTGGATGCAGAGTGGTGTGACTTTATTTGTTACTTGGCTAAGAACGAAACAGCCGAGCCGCAGTACACGTTAGAGAGAGTCCACCGTAAAGAGGACTTCCTAACTGAACTACTGAGCCGCAAGTATTTACCGCAGCCTTCTAAGGGGACTATCTCCCGCCTTGACCTGTACCAATCTTGGCACAACTGGATACAAGAGCAGCACAGGGATGAAGTTACCCGTGCGGATCACGTTAAATCAATTGAAGTCGACGCCCCAGAGGTCATTAAGACCGATGAGGAACTGAACCGGCTGACTGCAATGCAAACCAGAATTGCAGACATCAAGTCACGTATCAGTGACGACTTAGAAACCTTGGATGTTCTGGGTAAGACCTCAGACTCCCTGAAAAAAGATATCGCCGAGCGTTACAAAGGTTCTGTCAGCAATGGCAAGACCACCGTGAAGGTGATTATGAAGACCCCGCCAATCGATTATAGAAAAGCGTTCGAATTTCTCGGCGGTGAAGATGAAGTGTTAAACAAAGACGAGTCTCTTGATTCTTTCCGAAGAACAACAGGCGCAATGCAAGTACAAATCCATCATGGAGAGCAACAATGAATAGTAAACCAACCGCATTTGAATCCCTTAAAGCAGGCAAAGGGCGTCTGTACCCAATGCCTAAAGAAAAGCGCATTGAAGAGTGGAACCGCCTTAAGCAATACGACTGGGCAACCAAGGCGCACGTCCCTAAGTTCGACGGCTTTATTAAAGTCAGTCGTGAGCTAGTCGCAGACCTACAAGCTGCACTTGATGTAAATAACGGCAATGACTTCCGTTACAACATCAAGGTCTGTGAGCAGATGGGTGATGACGGCAACCTCCAGCAACTGAATGTAGACTACTGGATTCCCAAACCCAATCCAAATGCTCAAGCGTCCGCTCCAGCAGCCGCATCAAACGCGGATGATTTCTTGGACGACGACCTACCTTTCTAAGGACATATATATATGCCATTAAGAATTTCACGATCAGCTAACTCCGTCTTTTATGGCGGAGAAAGCCTCGACCCCAGTGACCTCGAAGGTACTTTTGACCATCGGATTTGGGTGCGTGCAGTGGTTGACTTGGATGGCAGGCATGAAACCGTGCTCAATGTGCATACTAAGCGCAAGGGACATCAGGAGCATGTGCTTAAGGCTGGTGAAGATTTACAGCTAACGGAAGAAGTGTTTGTCGAGATGACAGGTATACAACCCTTTTACCACAAACCCCACTTAGCGTGCTCAGAGTGCGGTCGAACTGGCAGTCAGTCTGAGAAGTCTTTCATGCTTCCTCAAGCAAAACTGCTGGTGGGTGCTCCGCGTAACTACAAAATAGTTCGCGATGACGCCAGAAAGAAAAAGAGATGACTCCCCTAAAGGGCTGGGTGTTCCCTCCTCACACCTTGTAGCAGGCTTGGTCTACCTGCCCCTTGCAACAGACCTTTATTAAAGAGATCGATGCGTGGTAATCTGCCAGTGCTGTTGGTCTCTTCACGGAGACGAATATGAAGTTAACATTTAAAGAAATAGCTGATCGTTATTTGGCACAGCCAAGCGCACATAACGATGAGAAACAGAGAACTACGGTGGTAGTGGCTAACAACCTTGTTAAGGTTTTTGGTAGTAAGCCGATTAAAGCATTCGAGAAGATCGCTCTTTTTGATAACTTTATTGAGGAACTGCGGAAGCAACCATCAAAGAAAAGAATCGGTAAAAGAGTCAGCAATAGCTGGGTCAATAAGCACACCATTACTATGCGAGCTATTCTTAACTACGCTCACAGTAAGGAGCACATTGATCGAGTTCCTAAGTTGTCGGTTTTACCTGAGACAAAGAGCAAGATATTCCTCAAGCCTAATCAGGTTCTGGATCTGATCAACAGCTTGGATGAATTGAGAGCAGACCAAGTCCGTTTTGCAGTGGCAACGGGATTGCGAAAGACAAACATAAGGCTTCTGAGGTGGGATCAAATATCGAAAGATTTTTCCTCACTCCTTGTCGATGGAAGTGATGCCAAGATGGGAGAGGATATCCTCATCCCGTTAAACGCAGATGCTAAAGCAGTTCTGGAGCGTCGTAAGGCTTTAAACGATGCGCTAGTACAGAAGCATATGTATTTAAGTAATGGCATTGATCATGTGTTTGTTCAGCAAGCCGGTGGCGGATCAAAGGTAGGGAAAGTTCTTAGCGAGATTACGAACAAGACCTACAGGAAGGCTTGCGACAAAGCTGGAGTACCAGCAGGAACAACCTTCCATACAATGCGTCACACTTTCGCGAGCTGGCACATTGAGAACGGCACGAGCGAGATGGTTCTTATGGAACTAGGGGGGTGGAAAGACCGTGTGTCATTGCAGCGGTACGCGCATCTCAATCAAGCTCAGAAACAGGCAGCTTCTTCGAACATTGAAGGAATTTTATAAAAATCAAAATTTAACGCGCATAAGTCGTTGATATATAAGGGAAAAAACGTAGAGCAGTTGCTTCGTAAGCAATTACCATGTCTTTTTCTTCAATTAAATCAATAACTTAGAGACCAACAGCAAAGACTTTTGCGCTAAATTGGAGGCTAAGAATATGGTAGATGTAAAGCAAGCGATTAAAGAGGCAAACGAGTACGCTGACAAAGCTATTCGTGAATCGATAAACGATATACAAGGCGTACGGAAAACGGTACGTACTTGGCTCAGTTCAGGCAACTATCACCTAACCAATGTGCATGTTGTAACTTGGCTTGGGATCACTGTGCTTCTGTGTATTGTCTTTTAGACATATCAATTATGATATCTATGTAATTCTAAAGTTGCATTTCACAATTCTCATAAACGACCCTACAATGCCGCCTCATTTGTTAACTGTGATTAAAGGTATTCTTGATGTTTGTGATGTGTGTATGCGTAGTTCTTGGGTTGTGCTTTGTCGCCAAGGATGATTTGTTTATCAGCTAAGGATTAGCTGTCCCCCTTTGTAGCCTCCGCCTTTACTTCTAGTTCCTTCACCTTCAGCTCAAGCTCTCTTACTCGAGCGATGGTGTCCTGAACAGATTTAGGAGGCTCAAACTCATCGATCCAAGTATCGTTCTCCTCTATCTCCGCCATCATTACGTCAGCCCTGTACTCAATCGATGTCAGGCGCTCCTCAACCTTAAAGTACGCCGTGGTCGCAACGGTGGTAAACGCGAGAATACCCAAAAGATTTTTGACTGGGATTGTGACCTCTGTCGTTTCGCTTAGCTTGGGCATCTACATCCCCAGCAAGTAATACGAACCAGCAAACATAGCCAGCACCGCGATTGTTGCACCGATGTTCTTCGCCACATCGCCAATCTGACGCTGCTTCTTGAGCCTCGCCAACCTAGCCTTCTCCAGCTTGTGCTTGTGATCGAGTAAAGACTTGTTCTGGATCATGAGCATGTCACGCCAGACGTGCTTAGGGGTTATCTTCTTCAGCTCTTTCTCGTGCTGCCTGATCGCGTCCTTAGCCCATGCCAGCTCCAGCGCTTCTTCCTGAGTGAGCACATGGTCTCCAGCCTTGGTGGCTTCTTCGATGCTCTCAACCGCCGTCTTGCTCTCGGTCAGACTGGTAAACAATCCGGTCAATCCCTGTAGGTGATCACCCGACTCCTTAACGGTTTTGATGCCCTCGTTTAAGGCTTTGAGCACCCCAACAACTGCACTGATCTCAGCTATCATTTCATCTCTCTCTCGGCTTTCCTGTAAGCCTTGTTGTATATGTCGAATATCTTGTTCTCATTCTCCAGCAGCTTGTCCAATAGTTCTCTGCGACGCGCCTCAGGAATATCCTGACTCTCTACCAACTTACGGGTCTTGGATATGCTTCTTAACTCTCGGTTGGACGCCTTGTAGAGACTGTTGCGCCCACCTTCAATCACGGGGATAAAGGATTGGTACTGGTTTCTGAGTCGGTCCAGCTCGGCTTGATCTCCTGCCTCGATAGCATCTTTCAGCTTCGCCTCGATCTTTCTGGTCTCATCCCAGTTGGCATAGAACTCAAACCTGTCTTCGTACTCCGAGGGGCTCTCAAAGAAGGTGCCAACAATCGGTAAGTCTTGTTTCCTGAAATCCTCGTCCGCCATCATTCTTGCCGCAACGTCTGAAGACTGGCTCACAAAGCGCCCTACACCCCCCAAGAAGTATTCATACACATACTCCATCTTGTCTGGGTTCATAGAGATGTAACCGTCCTTGTACTTGTCTCCGCCCGTGGCATCGTTGAGGAACTCGGCTGCTGCTGTGAAGGCTTTATCAGTAGACCGTCGAGAGTTGTATGCGTTTGATCGCTCAACAATGAACGGGTTTTGCTCAATGTATATATCGCTACCAAAGAAGTTCTTATTAGCCAGCATGTCCAAATGAACTTCGAGCAGGTCAGGATAGAATCCTCGCGCTTTCTCTTCCCAGTTATCGCCGCTAGAGGGAGCAACCGGAACGAAATTCAGTAACGCGTTCTCCCACAGATACACTGCCGACTCTTCTGGGGTGTTGATGTCGAACGCCATTTCAGCACTCAAGCGACCAATATTGGTGAAGAAGTTGTACCCGTAGGGGGCGGGTAGAGCGAACCCTTCTTCGCTGCTGTAATTGATCAGTAGTGCCCGGTTCTTCGCATGCTCAGGAAGATCGGCATAGACCTTCTCGTCATCGTCATCATCTTCTGAGTTCAGAATGTTAATCACGGCAAGTGTAGCCCCTAGACCTATAAGTCCCACTGCCGTTTTCTGTGCGGTTGTGACCTTGCCTTCGCCGCCACCCAAAGCCTGAGCTATGTTGACATTGCCCTGTACTGCGGCGTTAAAGAACAGGTATCCGGCATTGACTACGGCTGTGTTCTCACCCTTACGGTTGAAGTTAACGGTAAGGTCTTTCGCTAATGTCGCTGCGGTCTGCCTATCAGTTCCCGCTTTACGTGCCTCGATGTAAGCAGACAGTCGTATAGCGTTTTCCATGGTGGTGTTGAAGTCTTCCACCCAGTTACCCACAGCTCGCAAAGCCTCACGGGTCATGCCTTTCTTTAGCTTGTTCTTCATTATGCGTAACTGCTCATCCTGATCGCGGACCAGCATCATGCCTGTTGACGCACCGTCCTCCATAAACTCTGCCGCATACTGATCTAGAGTGCCTTCTCTTACAGGCTTACCGCGAAGCACGCGATACATAGACCTCATTGAGGGCAGATAGCTCTGAGCCATTTTCCCGATAAGGTTCTCGCCTTGTACTCTGCTGCCTTTCTTGTCCTTCTCTGCAAGCGAATACATAAGACCCGTCTGAACATCACGCAGCGGGTTAACCAGCCCCCATGAAGGGTTGTAGTTGATCAACATGTTTCTGCGGAATGTTTGGAATCGAGTCGCCAGAGTTAGCAGCTTGCTTACGTCGTCGTTAGCCCTGCTCAGCATGGGCACGCTCATGTTCTGTAGCGCGTGATTTAGGCTGTCACTCTTAAACTCGATAAAGAATGTCTGCCCACCCTTCTTGACCTCTACATACTTGGGGTCACCGTTGGGTCTAACATCTCTAGACATCTGGTCGAGGTCTTGCTGCGTCAGTTCGTCGCTTGGCTTCGGTGGTCTGAACTTATTGTTGTATATGGTATAGGAGTCGCTGTTACCTAACTCACTCAAAAGCTCTAATAGGGTTTGGGCGGTTTCATTTTTTCTCGCCCGAATAATTTTTCTCTGAACATCTTCGATAGCGGTAAACAGAGGATTCACAGGCAATGTCTTTCTACCCTTAGCCCTCATGCTCTCGCTGCCTACGATAGAGAAGCCTCTAGACTTATCGCCAGACTTGTAGGCGTCGCCATTTTCTTCAGCAGCAAAACCTTTAAGGGGCACATAGAACTCGTAGGTATCTTCCCAGTCTGAGCGAGAGTCTTCGTCAAGCAAGCCTGCCTCTACCATGCGGTCTCGCTGATACTGAAGCATCTCGTAGACCTTGTCGGCAATACGGTCCATATCAGCCTTGGTGCCTTCCCGTTCCGCCAAAGCTAGAACGCTCTCCGCCTCGGCATACGTCATCCCTGAGCCTGTATCTTGGAACGCCAGTGGCAGTGTTTGGTATTCGTTAAGTTTTGTGCGCTGAGTCTCGAGGGCGACACTGTGATCGACACCGACATCTGCCAATAGGCGCTCTATCTCCCGCTCAGCCCTAGCAATGTTTCTCTCGCGCTGAGCCTTAACCTTTTCAGCAATAACGTCATTGCGCTCCGCCGCGTGCTTCGCAATAAGGTAGGTTCCTACAGCATCTGGATCGACCTGTAGCTCGGCGATTAAATCACCAAGCGGGTCCACATAGTTTTCGTGGAATGCGTCTAGATCGTTCTGCACTTTACCGTGCGACAGGTTTTCTTGATCTCTAGGTGACAAGCCAGCAGGAAGCCGCCCCATCTCTAGGAAGTCAGCCGCTTGATTCTCAAAATCTTCTAAGGGTGCGTAACGGTCCACCAAGGAACGGTATACCTTCTTACCCTTCAGCCTTCTGGCAAGATCAGACTGTGCGTCTATCTCATCATTGTAGCTAAAGGCATTGGTTGATGGGCTTCCGTCGTCTAGAGTTCCTGTCTCTTTGTTGATCTGCTTCTTCTTGATGTACGAATAATTATCAACATCGTCGTAGACAACGTCTTTGGCTATTACTAGATTTCCTACTTGAATCACTTCACTGGCAGATAAGACTGGGGTCTGGGTAGCCAGATCATAGAAGAAAGTGTGACGCTCTGGGTTCATGGAAACCTGAGTCCAAGCCGGATCATCCATAGCGGCTATAAAGTCTAGCCTGTTCTGCTCATGATCTGCCGCAACGTAATTACCCTCGATAGTCGCGATGGTATTTTTATCTGCACCCATGGCTATATTAGTTGCACCTTTTTCTGGAGATGCAAATGAAGCGTTCGCTAGACGCAGAGTTGGGTAGTAACCAAGACGAGTACCAGACGCGCCCTTGAAGGGAGCGCCCTCTTTACGAGGTCTCGCCGCATGAGCAGTAACAACATCAGCCCGCTCATCTTTTGATAATGTTGGGTGGCTGTGGGCGGGGATATCTAGCCTTGAGCCAGTTCTCTGCCCGTCTTCAAGCACATCCGCTAACCAGTAAGTTTCTTTACTAGGTGTGTTCGGCTTTTCTCTGCTCGTCTTTTTCAGCGCATTGATGTAATGAGAGTCCGGCTTTAACGGAGCAATCATATCGGGATGCATGGGCTTAACATAACGACCTTCTTTTCTGAAGATGTCATTAAGCTCGGCGGCAGTGATCTTGCGATCAATTCGATCCTGCACCGCTTCCTTTAACTTGGGGGATATTCTTTCTTGCTCGGGTCTACGGGTCTCACGAATAGACCGCATGCCCTCTTCGTAGGTGTCTACGTAGTAGCCTGTGTCTTTGGTGTAGGGACCAAAGTACTTCGGGTCAACAACCATGAATACAACGTCAGGCTCGCCCTTGTTGTAAGGCATGAATGTTCTTTTGTCCCAGTCCGCAGGAGCCTGAGAATCATCCCACTTGAGTCGAGAAACAACCTTGAACCCGACATGCTGATAGATAATCGGAAGTTGCGTATCAAAGGCGTCAGAGTACAGCCCGCCCTCCTCAACAGCCAATGATGCCAAAGAGTAGGTTACGTTCTTGTGCCCGCCGTTGTTATAAAGAGACACTATTGTGTCGCCGTTTTCGATAGCTATTCCAGCTGCGCCATCTTCGGTCATGAACATCTGCATCTTTTGATATTCAGATTCAGGATACACATAGACCGCTGCACCATAGAGGTTGGCGTCTTTTCCTTCTTGAATCTTGCTTGCGAACAGCTTGGCGTTGGTTTTGTTTTTGGCTAGCTCAATGACTGTGCCGTTAAAGGAATCAACGGCAGCGAGCGCGGCTTTGGCTCCAGTCTCAAGCTCCCTCTTTTTGCCTGATACTTTTTTACCCGCTACGAGTACTTGAGAATATTTGCTAGCTCCTCGTCGGAAGCGTCTGGGTATATTTCCTTCATTTCCTCCACTCCCGCTATCAGATAGTCGGGGACTACGAAGCTCTTTGTAGACTCTGTTTCGCTCATCTCGCCGTCCGGCGCCATTGGGGGGGCTGATTTCAACAGCTCTTTCAGAAGCATATTCTCTTTGAGCTGCCTCTCTTTCTGAGTACGCATCGACGAGTTCGTCGAGCTTTTGTCTGCTAACGCCTTCTGCTTCATACCAAGGTGTCCCTTTATCAAATTCACTGACTTTAAAGTCTTTGGGCACTATACCATTCTTGGGTTTAGGTATCTCGTCCAAAAACTTTCTAAATGATTCTTTACTAAACTTGTACATCGTGCCGCTAGATTTGGGGTACACGTAGTAAGGTGTGCCCTTATCGTCTCTTGCATAAATAGCTGCGGAGCGATACATGTCGCCCTTTCCTTCAGGGGCTCCAATGAATGCGTAGGGGTTGTCCTTACCAAGGATGTCCTTCTCAAGACCCTGCATGGTTGGGTGAGCAACGATCTGCCCCGAATCCCTTACCCAGCTTTCCCAGTGATAGCGACCAATAGACGCATCTTCTGGTCTGCCCAGCTTCGTATACAGCTGCTTAAGTTTTGTGTTGAGGGAGTTCTCTATAGCCTCGTATCGGGCTGAGCCTCGAAGACCACTAAACTCATCAGCCAAGTCGGCATAAATATTCTTGCCGTAACGGTCAGAATCCCACATTGAGTTCAGCTGAATACGGTCAAGAATTACCACGTCGTCACGACCAATCATCAACTGGGCAAATGAGAAGACCTTGTTGTCTATTCCTGATCCCTGAACAATCAATTGGAATTGACGCCGAACCTCCTGAGTGGACATGTCGCTGTCAGCCATGATGTCGTGGACGCGCTGTAACTTTGACTGACCGCCGCTGTGCGGCTCTGCCAGCTTCTGCATCAGCTTGCCAAAGTCATTGGCGTTGGAGATTGCACCACGACCAAAAGAGCCATCAGGTATTAGCTTTCCTACCTGCTTAACCCATGCCTTAACGTCGGCATCGGACACATCGCCATCAAGCGCTTTCTGTGCCAGATCAGATACGGCAGTGCTTCCTGTCATCAGGTCAACAAAACCAGCTTCCTGACCTGAGGCTGTCTGCCGTCGAGACATCAAGCCCCAAAGCAGCAACTTGGCAGTGGCGTTAGGAGTCGCATCGCCTGACGCATATAAAGCGCCCATTCTTTCAGCGGTAGCCAAGCCGCGATTGGCAGCCTCTAGCTGCTCCGGTGTCAGCTTGGCATGAGTCTCTACCCATGAGTCCATGTCATTGTAGAGACGGATCAATCCATATGGCGGGGCTAGGGTTTCGGACTTTCCTGTTAGGTCTCTCTCAAACGCCAGCCATGCCTCTGGGCTCGATAGGGCGTCAGGGTGCTTAGCCACCACATCGACAGCACGCTGAATCTGCACCTCTGGGTCTTTCGTGGTGGGGGTAATCTTAACCACAGGCAGGGTCTTTTTCTCTCCAACCGAACCCTTAGACTTTTGCAGTAAGTACTCTGCACCCTTCTTAATAAAGCTAGGGTCATCAAGCAGGTCTTGATAGAGCTCAAACCTGTCTTCGTAGAGCCAGTCATAAGACATGAACTTGCCATCCTGTAGGATGACGATGTCTTCTTCTTCTTTGTTCTCGTCTAAAAGTCTCTGCTTGAGGTTCTCAAACTGATTGTCTTCGAGGGCTTTAAATCTGTGTCGCAACTGCTTTTCAGTCACCGACCCCTTTTCGTCTATATAGCTCCATGCTTTGAACTCGATATCACCCCCTACTTGCGGGTCTAGAGGGAGGTTGTAAGAATTTTCTCCCGCATCCATCAATTTTTGGCGGTGGGCTATCAGCTCATCAATGGTTTCCTGCTTGGTCTCGCCCAGCAGCCCATCAAGCGCGTCAATCTTCCCGTCGTCCGAGGTGAAGTAAACCTCATCGCCAGCTTCCTTAGCGTCATCATCGAAGTACAGGGTGTAGCGATCACCGTCTGGGAAGGTGACAATGTAGTTGCCAGTTTCTTCGTAGTTAGTGGCTTTCTTAAAGGTAGGTTTTTTATCGGTAGCCTTGAGGACTACCGGTGTGCGTTCTGGGTCTGCCGCCTCTATTGAAGTGGCAGGTGCGGGCTCTACTTCAGGCTCTTGTACTTCTGGTCGTTCACGTTGTCCAGCTTCTTCTTGGACCTGTCCCTCCACTGAGGTATCGGCTCTCCCATCTCCAAGGCTTGCTTCGCCATCTGATCCAGTTGGTTCAGGCTGTACGACCTCGACGCTTCCGGGCTCTGGCGGTGCCCGAACTTCTCCTGATATGCCTTCAGGTTGGGTGGTGTCGGGATTCTCTTGACTTGGACTCGGTTCATTTGCGGTCTCCTGCACTACGGCAGTTTGTAAGTTGCTGTCTCTAATGTCCTTGATGTAATTATACGCTTGCGGAGCCAGCTCTTGTAGTTGTTTAGGGTTTGAGTGAAACAGTGCGCCAAGCTGAGCGAACACTTCTTCCCTGTAGTTTGCGTTCAAGCCTGCGTTATCTTGCTCAACATCTAAGATGTCATCGGCAAGGTTGTTAAAGGGGTAGTCAAACCTCTCACCAACAGCTGTACCGTCCACCCAGTTGTCGTAGATTTCCTGCATGATGTCACCCATAACAACCGTAGGTGCATCAGCAGCCTCATCTATCTCGATGCCGAATCGACTATCTTTGTCACTCAAGCCCATTGCAAAATCTGCGGCGTGATAGACCTCGTGAGTCATGGTCCATGCCAGTTCGCTTAACTGCTCCGAATCAGTGAGTGAGCCACTGAGCAAGTCTTCATTGACAGATATACCCCTAGCGTTACGACCCGTCAGAGCCGGAGCATCAACCTCAGACTCTTTGTGTACATACACCCCAGTGACTGAATCCATAAATGACGTTGGTACACCATTAGCCGACAGATCAGCCATCACGCCCGCTACGCTATCTGTTACTTGAGCAGCGTCATCGCCATAAACCTCATCTATCGTCGGCAGGCTCTTGCCCTTAGGCTTATCTGTGGTGGCAATCTTTAATGATTCATTGCGATCAAAGATTCTGTCTACGTCGTCCTGATCTATAGCCTCAACAATCACATCGGTATTGTTTGGGTCCATTGCCTCAGGAGTCGCAGCCTTCATAGACAGCTGCATAAGCTGCTCTTGGACTGGCTGATCGACTGGAGATAGCTCACCATCCCATCGGTGTGCTGGACCTGCGTCTCGTGTACCCTCGGATACAGCTACACCCCCAAATGCTGGGGCTGGCTTGAAGTCATCTACTATGTCTGACTGCGGGGGCTGAGGTGAAGGGGGTAATGTGTTTTCCCCGAATCCGGTATTTTGCGTATCCGCAGACACGGCAGGCTCTGGAAGATCGCCTTCGGGAAGATCGATAGGCTCTTCGGCGGCATTGAAGTCTAACAGTCTGGCTTGGTTTAGCTGCTCTTCTGTGTAAGGGCGATTGGTCTCAGGGTCTAGTGCGCCTTCAGCGTTCCATGTTGTGGCTAACTCGCCAGTGATTGGATCAATAGGGCGCTCACTTGGGACCATATCGCCAAGGCTTGTGCGACCATTAGCTGCGTTGTCTCTAGCAACCTCGTACATTTGTCTTATTCGACCAGCAAACTCAGGATCATTTACAGATCGAGTCCGAACCTCTTTCGCTTCGTCTCCAAGGTCAACGTCGGAATTGTAGCCTCCGGTTGCCGCCTTAGCTCCGGCGCCGACAACACCCGTAGCGCCGCCAAACAAGAATCCTGCTGCCGCTGACTCAACAAGCGCATTTCTTTTCTGCTGATTGTTGATGTAGTCGAAGTAATCTCTGGTCTCATTTTCGCTGTAGTTATTGTTAACGAAAGATATAACCTCTTCCTCAACAATGAGCTGCAATGCTTCAGTCCCGCCCTCAACGCCCATCTGAGTGGTAACGTCCTTAACAAACTCCCCGACCCAAGCAGGCTTGTCGTTTATTGCTCCCGATATAAACTCGCCAGCCTCATCTACCTTGCCTTTAGGGAGGAACTTGCTTAAAGCACTAAAGGCAGGAATAGCGTTAAGCGACCCTATCGCCAAGCCAGATAGAACTGCTGCCTTTGGAGCCTCTACCCCAGTCTCATCTAACGTCCTAGCAAACGTGCTTGACGCACCCTGCTGTGTCCCATACGCCAAGGCACCAGCTGTCGCTCCCCTAGTGCTGATCTTTTTGACTTTATCTTTCGCAAACCGATCTGCCATATTGCGGGCAATCTTTTCCGCAGCTTTATCCTCTATACCCTCTTTAATTAGTCTCTCTGTTGCCTGCTTGGACAGAGTGTCCGCCATCTCGGTGACGCCTTTCTTTACTGCGGTTTTAGCAAGCAATCCGCCAGCTCCCGCACTAACAGTCATCATGGCTAGGTCAGGCGCGACAGAACCCAGCGTATAGGCAGCCCATGCCCCAAAGTCAGTGGCACTATCTATGTCCTGAAACGTACTGTCCGGCTGGTATTGTTGGGCTTCGGCAGTTTTATCTTGGTAATACTGCATGCCCTCAGAAACCATTTCTTCATCGTCAAGCGCAGAGCCTGCCAGAGCCTTAAGACCTCCGCCGAGAGCTTTAAAGTTAGCAAGTCCGCCCTTAAATCCACGGCTAAAATTACCATCGGCTTCTGGCTCTGTTGAAAGTGCTGCCTCGGGTGCTGGCGGGGTTTCTTCTGTGGGTGCAGGTTGACCCTCAGTAGGCTGAAGGCTGTTGTTTTCTTCTTCTAATAAAGCATCTCGTGCTGCGTAGTACTCGCCTTTAGAAAACTGAGTTACAGACTTTAACGGCATAAATTCTCACCAAATTATTTCAGTAAATTTAAAAGGTTTAGCTGCTCTATCAGCCCAGCTGAATCTTCGATCTCACCGTCTTCGTTGTAATATCCTTGGAGGATTGATGCGTTCTGATAATTGAACGAAGCGTTGCTTCTATTCATTAGCTCTCCGAGGTTTGCCGCATCAACTCCCTTAGGAACTGGAGCACCTGCCAGAGCAGAGCTGGTAGCTTCAAACCATTCCTGAATCTTGAATTGCTCCGACGTGTCGTCTGTAGGTCCGAAAAGCATCTCGTGCTCAATCTCTCTGCGATACCTGTCCGTATCCACGAAGGCTAACTTTTCAGACACCGAAGCATTCGCCATTCCAGACTGCTGGAAGAACATGCTTTCGTTGGGTGTTGCCCCGCTCTGTATGCCTTTCCTTACAGTTTCTAGCTTGGCATTTACTGCTGCATCGAAGTCTTTGGTGCTACCGTAATCTGTATATATTTTTGCTGCCCTAACGTCCCTCTCAATCTTTGGACCAATCTCCTGAATCATGTGAGCTGTGCCTGCCATGGCGGTCATAGCATCATCCATTTGCAGGTCTAAAGGTTTGTTGTCCGCAAAATTCCTTTTCGCTGTTAACGGTGGGAAATACGGGTACAAATTACCGTCCCCATCCTCCGCCAGAACATAGAGCGTACCGCCAAGAGTCTGTCCATCTACAGTCCCAACTTCATGAAGACCTTGGCTTTTAATTCTCAAGCCTTTTCCTTTCATCCAGTCTGGAGCATTTGTAAATGACTCATCTATCTGCCGACCCACAGCAGCCGAGGTGTTTAGTCCAAGCGCTGCCCCAAAGGCAGATCGAAGCTGGGGCGTCATTTCAGCCGGGTTGCCCGCAGCGACATCACCCATAAAGCTGTTTACCGCCGAAAGCCCCCTGCGAGTGGCTGGTGATGTGATGTAGCCCACTCCGTGAAACTGGCTAGCCTCAGTCGTCTCGACCAGATCGGCTATGGCTGCCAGCTCGCTCGGACCGTGACCGTTTAGGTTTCCCGCCTCAGCGAACTTGGCTAGGTCTTGCAGCGCGAACGCTCCTGCCTCTCTGCTTAACTTCTGATCTCTTTCCGCTTGCTGAGACTTAAAGTTCTCCGCCTGAGCCTTGTTCTCGGCTATCTGTGACTGACCTATCATGTAATCGATAGATTCAGGGTTGGTTGCATTATTGGCTTTAGTAGATGCTGTCTGTGCATTTAACAATGCAGCCTCACCGCTTACTCCTGCGTTAATAGCTTGCTGCTGGGCTGTCGAAGCGCGTAGCGCCGCAAGACCGGCATCGCTTTTTTGGGCGAGGTCTTTGATCCGCAGGTCTTCTTTCCGATACGCTGCAAGATCGTCTGCCTGCCGCTTCTTAAAAGCCGCATCAGCTTCAATCTGTTCGCGCTTGAGCTCACGATCCTGAACATCACTAATCAGCCCGAAGCCGCTTCTAAAACCGTCTGCAAAACCTGCCATGATGAATACCTAGTCGAATAATTTGTTAATGAGATAGGCGACGCCTAAGCCAATGGCTATAGGGGCTGCTAATGTGGACAGGGCTGCCATGGGTCCAGCGGCTGCTGCACCCGCTGCGCCAACTGCCGTAGTACCACCAGCAGCCGTTGCTCCTGCTGCCGTAGCCGTTGCTCCAGCTCCTGCCGCTCCTGCCGCTCCTGCCGCTCCTGCTCCGGCTGCACCAGCTGTTCCTGCTGCCGCGCCCGCGGCTCCTGCTGCTCCTGCTGCCGCGCCCGTGGCGCCAGTAGTTCCTGCCAAGCCTATTCCTGTGTTTGCTGCTTGAGCGGCGGTGGCTGCGGTAGCATCTACCACTCCAGCACTTATCGAAGCTGCGTTAGCGTTT